TCTTCAAGTTTATTCTTGATCATAGTAACATTATCCATGGTGATGATTTCAGCAATATCAAGCAAACTAGCACCATTTTGCATAGCAGGCTGCATAAGATTTCTAAGAGCTTCAATCTGCTGTTGATTCTTAGTAGTATCTTCTACAAATATATCATAATCTTCATAGAAGAAATCATCAGATAAAGTTAAGAATGTTCTGGTTGCATCATCTAATACATACTATATGCAAGTCTTATTATCTTTCCAAGCATATTTAGCTGTATCTAATAACATAGTAATACACTCTTTCTTTACCTAATTGTGTGTCCAGAACCAAGGTTCAGTAATATGAGCAGATTGTACTACGGAACGTTCTACATTACCTACTAATTCATTAGATGCAATAGAACCTTCACGCTGTTTACTTACTCCTGATATCTCAGATAACATACTTTCGATCTTGTCCATTAAATTAATGTATTGATCAATAGTATTAGCCATAGTAAGATCTAAAGCAGATATCTGATTGAATTGGGATGGTTTACCACCCTCACGTCCTGGTATATCCCACCCTTCTTCATATGGATTAACAAAGTTAACTCCAAGTGCTGATAAGTAATGCATCCATTTAGCTACATCTATATTCATAGACTTAGGTATCTAAGTAATATCCATAGTAACTACTTTACCTTTATCTCTAGCCATAGCTAATTCAAGACGATACCAAAGTACGATATACATGTATTGTAATGGCTTCATCATACTAACAAGACTACGTGGTCTACTGTTAGTATTATTGTATATTACTCCTGTATATGGCAGTCTTTGTGAATTAGGATTATCTGCTGATACATGTTGATACTCAAGTGGTTCTATACCGACATATAGATCCTCACCTATTCTATATCCTTCCCAAACTTCAATAATCCATCTCCATTCTACATTGATTTCGTTGCCCGTTACCTTATAAGTTTCATCAACTTGATAGTCTTCAGGCATACCTGTTTCTGGATTAATTATTGTTACAAAGCCAATCTTCTTAAGTGATTTCCAACAACAATGCCATACGTGCACATTATTAGATTCTTCAAATGGATTAGCAGCAAACCCATTAATACTATGAGTTTTGATGTGAGGATAGTCTAAAGATGTTTTTCTTACTTCGGGGGTTATGCCACCTTTAGAACTATCATCCATCATGTCCAGCAGGTCATTCAATTGCTTTTCTGACATCTTATCATATAGTCTGTCATATACTTCAGTAACAGACATAATCATCTCATAACAACACCATTGTGCTTCATGTATGAATTCAAGATCAGATGTATCAGTATCATAGTCAAAATAAATAGGATTTATTCTCTCTAAATGAGGCTCTCCATTTACTATTCCTACGTAGTATATCTCTTCACCACCAACTAGAGCATCTTTCCAACCTTTATAGAATTCATGAGTAATATTCAACTTGTTCTTCAAATAGTTTAGACTATGATATGCTGTTATCTCAGCTATATCTTTATAGTCTTTACTCATGTACTTTTGTATCTATTCTGGTGGCATTACTTCACCTGATTGTAATGCTTCTTGGTATCTGTCCTGTTCTTCAGGGCCTAGTCTACTCATGATAGTAGCTTGTATGTAGTCTATAAGCATTTGTTTAGCTTTATCCTACATTTCACTAGTAGCTATATCACTTGTACGTACTACTCTAAAATTAAATGGTCTTTTAGTTTCTTCACCTAATAATAGGTCTATTTTAGGCTTAATTATATTATAATCCTAAGCCATTGCAGGGAAACCATCTTGCTGTTTAAAGGGGTTAGTAACATACTTAAGATCCTTTTCATTATATATACTATTGTAAAGGTCATAGTATGTCTACATTTCCTCTTTGCGAGTTCTAGTATTACCATTTCTAGAACCACCTTGACTATGTCCTATAATATAGTCAACACAAGACTCTTTCCAGTCCTATGTTTTCTTAGACATAGGTAATCTCTACAAAGGAAATTGATTAATATTCTTCATAATTAAAACATATATGCTTCGATATTATCAGTAGGTTCATCGTCATGAAACCACTGTTGAGTAAAGATAGGGCCTTCAAATAATACCCTATTTCTATTCTCCTTTTTTATTTCTTTTACTTTGACATTATAGAGCTGTTCTCTATAAATCATTACTTGAATTAGAGCCATACAGTTGTGGGTAACTATACCGTTTGCAACGTAAGTGTGGTCATCTTGTACTTCTATATTATACACAGTATCAGTAGTTTCTTTACTTTCTAATAGCTTAATTGGCACCCAGAAACCTCTACTGTCCTGTAGGCATACAGATTTAGTATATTTATACTCTATTTGTTTAAACTTATACGAAAATATCGGGTAACTAGAATTAGGTTCATCATAAGAGTAATAATCCAATAACTTATGAACATACTCTCCATTTATTTGTAAATTAACCTATTTTTTACCATTCCTAGGCTTTATTTCTCTAATAGTAGAGTAAATACCATTATCAATTAATATCTGTCTTACTTGTCTTAATAATTCTTCGTAAATGGTAGATATTTCTATAGCGTTTCTATTACTACCGTCGTAATTTACATTATATTTCTAATGTCCATCCGCTTCTAATAAACCTAATACAAACGGTATTAGATCCGCATGATTATTATATACTGTGTAATTAATTTTCTTATTATTTGGTATACAACCAAAGTTAGTTGCTAACTTATGTAATTTTTTAGAATACACAAATAATCTGTAACAGTTTTTAGATTTATCTTTTACTATTTTACAAGGAACAGAGTCGTCAAATTCTTCAATTATTTGTTTACACTATTCTGCACATTTCAGTTGATCTAACTAGTATGTTATTTTTACTTCGTTACTCTTAGGTTTGCAATATCCATCTCCCATTATCCATCCAAGTAAATATAACATCCTGTCATTTATAGTTCTTGGTTTACTCTCAATACTTCTCTTAGGTACTAGTGCAAATTGATATTTATAATTTAATTGATCTGCTCTTAGAAAGTTCTCTCTTAGACTGTTTAAGTTTCTGAACTTATGCGATAATTTATCTGTATACTTAACCAAGATAGGGTGGTTATCTGTACAAATTAATTTCTAATAATCTCCAGAATACTGTAGAGTTACGATATTACCGTCATGAACGTGCTTATCTGTCCAAGTAACAGGTTTATAATTGCCTTTGTCTGTTAATACTAAGTCTCCTATGCATATTTCTTCTATAGGTACATCTCCTTTATCCGTTGTGATTAAAGTACCTTTCGTTAAACATCTATCGAAGTTACCAACATCATTATAAGCAATCAATTCCTCAAGTAGGGGCTCAGACATTATATTATATAGATTCTTTTTCCCAGCTGAATTCTCATCATTTAACCAATCTTTTATTAAACCTTCTCCCCATTGTTTAATCTACTTATTCATATGACAACCTTTCTTACGGTTTACTTTAGAGTTGCCAACAATATCGTTTATAATATCAGGCTAATCAGCTAGTAAGTAGTCACAATGCTTATTAGTAAAGTAAACAAAGATACCTTTATTTTGATTCTCATACATTGCTCTAGCATTGTAATACAGCAATAATTTTCTTACATTCTCATAGAACTCTTCTGCTGATTTAGGTCTACCTGTATATTCAGCAACTATAATATCAGAATATTGTTCTATAGATTGTATACGCTTATATATAAAACAAGAACCAAGAGATGTGGTACTTGATTCGTCATAATCATATGAGTCAATACCAGCTATATAAAGACCTGCACTAGCGTCTTTGTTAGGGTGTTCCCATATTACTATAGAACCAGTAGGATCATCACCTACTAAAGCCCCTGTAACTTCATCTCTTTTGGTTCTTAATGGATAATGAGTTATATCTCCAGTCTTCTTAATTACCCATTTAATAGTTCCATCTGGTTGTTGAATCAAGTCTCCTACTTGTTTATGGTTCTATAATTTCTTATTAGTCCTAAGTAATGATAACTATTCCTGTAATTCCTTTTTAGGGAATATATTACCATTAAATTCTAGCATAGCTTCAGCCGGAGTAATGGGACGTTCTGCAACATAACGGTCTACAGCTGCATTACTAGTAGCATTAGTTATTACTACTTGTCTTTCAGCTAATATATGTTCTAATGATTTCTTTTTAAACGTATTACCATCATCATCCATGTATATACGCTTACCATCTTTATCACGTATATCTAGATTGGTATACTGAGGTACAAAGAAACCACATTTGTTAGTAGTCGCTGTTTCATCCCATATATTATCAAAACCTAAACAGTTATAACCGTCTGGGTTATAAAACATGTCTTTCATGGTCTCGAATGCAGAGCCTTCATCACCACCAGTACCCCATACAATCATTGTACCAAAGGCTATACCGTCTACTTCTACAGAAGGTCTAGCAATCTGCCATGCAGCACCTAATTCTGAGAAAGAACCACCCTCTTCAAACATAATAAGGTTGGCTTTCTTACCACGAACTACATCAGGATTATCTTTCAAAGTAACACCGATAATCTCTGACTTGTAACCCATTTCTATTACATTACCATAATCGTCTTTAGTATAGAAACCAGCTCGTCTACGCATCTGAGTATTAACACTACGTTTCTTACCCCAAGCCGTATTCTTATCTATGAAGTCCATGTAATCCCATGCTTTAGTAAGAATACCATCATCTGTTAAGTATTGCTTATTAGATGCGTATATGAATGTTTTACTATTAGGTATCAAATAGAAATTACGGCATGCCATAGAACCACCTTTGTAAGAGAAACCCTTACGTCTTGATTTAAGTAGACATAGATGTTTACCCACTGTTTCTGCTTCTTGAACAGCATTAAAATAGTAATAGTCATAGTCCCAGAAGTCTGGAAAACTAACTTCATTTATACGCTTTACTACAGTACTGCCATCTTTATCAGTAGTAATATGATTAACAATACGGGATATAGGACAGTAATTTAAATAAAAATAGTTATAGCCACTGATGAAATCGCCATCATCAGCAGTATAACCATTAATACATCTATCTTGTTCTTCGTCCCAGTATTTGAAGTATTCCGAGGTACCTTCAGGATACTAACAATAATGCCCTGTAGCTAGAAACTACAAGGCAGGTTGTCGAAATTTATTTGAATTGATTATTTTTTTGTTAAAGTCAACCATCTTTTTGGAAATTCAAGTTCTCTCTTTTTTACCCATTCTTTCATCTTGTCGTAGGCTTCTTTATCAAGCCAGTAACTCTTACCTTGTACTTCAATAAGTACGTTTTTATCTCTTAACTTTTCCATGGTTGTGAGGGCTAGAATCGAACTAGCGATATTAACACATTTAATAGACATCCTCATTCTTTAATTGTACTAATATGTCCAAATCCTCACAGTGCACGTAGTTTGTAGGAGATACTACGTCAAACTCCCCGACTTACGATTCGGACCTGCGTGTTGACTACATCTAGAATTAGACAGGGACTCAGGTGGTTACGTTGTATGCGCGCCATACTTCACTTAGTTTATTTCTTAAATTCTTCTACCGCTTTTAGTAAACCCTTTAGGTCAGTTTCCCTGTATATGAAGAAAACCTTATTACCAGCGATAGTATGACCAGCTAAGTATTTAAATCTATCTGGTCCTAATTGATATACACCTTGCATACTCTCAAGATTTAAAATTGGTCGGCGCGGTAGGAGTCAAACCCACCCGGTCGGCTTCAGAGGCCACACGGTTTTAGAGACCGTCCATGCTATCGTACATCACGCGCCGTTAGTTACGTGGGTATTAAGCCCCCACGTTAGGCCATCAAAATTATCGTTTGAACCAAGCTTTGATTCTGCTCCATAAACCCTTTTTAGGCTTCAGAATATTGTCTATTTCATCAATCTGTCTCCAGAATTCTTCCTGACCTTTAGTCAAATCAATTGTAATATCGTATTGTGCTTTCATAATTTATCTTTATATTGTTCTAAACGTGTTGTTTAAATTAGGTTGCATTTTGCTGTATTATCTCGCCAACTCATAAGGATTAATCTTGGCATCACCTTTAACTTTACCTATGGCTACTTCTTCAGCTTTAACCATATTCTCTAGAGTATCAATACTTTTAAGTACATTACCTACCGATGTCATACCAGCTAATAGGTCTTTAATTTTCTTTTCATCAAGAGTATCGTCAAGGGACTCTTTATAATACTTACTGATACTATCTAGCTTTAATCTCATGTTATCAAGCATCTCCAACGTACGAGTATGACAGAATGCTTTATAGTCATTTTCACAGCTAATTTCTTCAGCAGTAAGTTGGTAGTTTTCATCACCAAATATTTCCTTTTTGAGTTTGGGCTCTCTAGTTTCAGCCTCCATACTTTGAACATATGGGCTATTCCATTTGTTCATTAGTACTATATAACTGATTACTTTAGTAGCATATTCTTTATCTGCTTTATCAGCATCCCATACTTTCTTAAAGCACGGGATACCTAAAGCATCTGAATGAATAATTACTTTACCTCCTTGAATATCAAATAGTTTCATTAGATTCGGTCTTCTTAGTCAGACTTTTGAACCATCTGCTGATGTCATCCTTAGCGACTATATCAGTACATATTACTGCTTTAGTGTCATAATCAACACCGTTCCAATGTACAAAGTACAGTATTAAATCACCTGCATTATAGTCTACTACTTCGGTTTCAGTAATTATCTGTCCGTCCTATTCAGCAAAGAATGCACATCTAACATCAAAGTCTGAGGGTGTAGTTTTGATGGAATTAGTCTCTGTATTATACAGAGTCTTAGTACCATACTAATCAATTAATAATTTATCCATAATTAGCAACTTTGAGATACACATTCACAGTCACAGCAACAATCTTTAGCTTTCTCTCTGACCTTTTGCTCTTCGTAGTATTTTTTTCTACGTTCGTAGTGATTAGTAAGATCTTTGTTATCAATTACAATGATATCACCGTGTTCCTCATCCCCAATTCGATACATCAACATCACTACATTACCTGCTTTTACTTCGTATTCTTTGTCAAAGTAAGTAATAACTCCGTCTTCTTCGATAAGCCATATATAATCTACATTATATGAAGCACCAATACTATTGACCTTTAGTGTTTCTGTATCAAGCTTTATAAGTGCACGTTGCTCAGTTAAAATATATTTATTCATAATGTCTAATTTTTAATCTATTCTGTAACCCAAATAATATTCTTTACTCAATTTCTGTAGTATGCTCTATGCTAGTGTCAGAGGTATCTTCGGATGTACATACTCCGGATTCATCTGATACTTCTGTATTATCTGCTAGAACTCCATTATCTCCTTCTCCAGACTCTGAGTTGTTATGTTGCTTCGTATATTTTTCATATAATCTCTCACATATAAGATCAATCTGTGCAGCTCTATCTAAGTTAGTTTCATTCTTACCATTTTCTATAATAGTAGTAGTTACTTCATCTAGCATATCACCACTAAACTGATCATACATAAGATCTCCATTCATAATCAACTCTTCTACTAAGTCAAAGAGTTTGTTCATTTTCTTTGTAAGTAGATTCTTGTCTGTATGAGCTTTCTCTACTTTCCACATTGCAATGCTTTCTTCTTTAGTCATTTTCTTCTTTAAATTTAATTAAACTACTACTTATAGAGCCTGCAGCCCATCCAAGTAAATATGCATAGTTTTCATTTCTATGAAAACATTCTGCTGACAAACCTAATGAATCATACATGTAATCTGTAACATGTGTAGCTTCGTGAGCAATGGTATTTATTGCATCCTCAAGATTATCTGGATTAAAAATAACTACTAATACACCTGCTTCTCCTGTAGCTTTGTAGTGTACTGGTATTGTAACTGCCGCAGTATACTCTTCATAAAACTCTTCTACTAAGCTCTTATAGGTATCTTCATTAACTATGTTAAAGTCTTCTATATTACAAAATACGAATTTCTTATCTAAACCTTCAGCATAGTTAGCTACCCATAGCTTTCTAGGATAAATTACAGGATCGTATGTATTAAGTATTTTCTTCATATCTTTTCTTTAATTTAATTTTACCCAAGTAAGTAAATCTGATAGGCTTATTGTCCTAATTAGTTATAGCTTCATTAGTAAACCTAAAAGGACTATTACATATTACTTCGATGATCTAATAAGGTAAGTTGTACTTATTACTTAGTTTAGTATATATACTGGGTTGATCTTTCATTGAACTTTACTCTTTTATAGTATTTACATTCATTTAGAGTAATAGGTCCACTGATAGTATTTGGTCTAATTACGTTGATAACATCTGCTATATCTAACCAATTACTAGAGTAATGTAAGTCATTAGCTATAATAGCTAGTTTATTAGCTTCTAATTTACTATACTTACGTATAGGTTCATATATTGCTGTTTCGTTATCAAAGTTTCCATTAATACTTAATAACTCTGTTTTCTGAGTAATAAGAGTAAACCTATTGTAAGGCAAATGCTTATTCCATAGACCATACCAAGCTTTCTTAAGGAAATTATAATCTTTCCAAACTATAATGGAACCTGGTTCAAGCATTGTTGATTGTACTTTCATCTTTATTTAATCTTAACACTATTGTTATTTGTACTCTATCACCGATTACTTCTGGTATTAAAGCTTTATTTACCATTACTTCATCTTCTACTCTGCCTTTGACAAGTATACCTTGATTCTTAAACTTAGTTATATATCTACTTAAGTTATCAGGAGTAATACCTAATGTTTTTCTGATATACTTTCTATTTTCAGTACTTATCACATTCTTACTGATGTTAGGGAGTTTTGGTGTATTTATATCTAACTATATAAATGTAGATAGTAATTGTAACTCCCTGTCAGTAAGATCTAATATACCGTTTAGGCTTTTCAAGAATTCATTGTATAAATCAGTTTTAGAGACACCTTTAACTAATTTATTCATTCTCCAATTTACCTTTAATACTATTAGCCAACTTAATCAAATTGTACAGTACTGTTTCGGATTCTACTTTTACGCAAGGTTGTACTTCACCTTTTTCAAATTTATTCTGTACTTCCAGCAAATCACTCTTGTACTGTTCAATTAAATTATCAATGAAATCAACAGTATCTTTAACAATTGACTTATCAGTAGCAATTGTAGTAAAATAACCGTCGTTATACAGTTCCTCTGCAAGCTTATCATTGATCATGATGGAACGCTCACAACCATCCTTAGACTCATCTAAAGTATATGCTTCTTCCATTCCGTTCCAAAACAATAGGTCACCTTTCTTAAGTAACCCACAATCTTTAATTACTTTATAATCTGACATCATTTTTCTAACTTTTTACAGGCCCACATTACTAATACTCCGATCAGTATTGCTAATAGCCAACATTTATCTTCCATGACACTAAAACGTCTTTGTTAATAGACTGTTAATACTTTTTAACATTTGTTAACATTTCATTAACATATAATAGAAAACCCCAGCGTGAGACTGGGGTTAACTATCAGATAATATTTAAAAATATGTTTTTTATATGAAAAAGCTTATTTTTCAAGTAGGTTGGGCGTTTATGCTTGAAATTAAATCTTTTTCTTATTCGCAAACAGCAATTACATCAAATGGTTTGACTAACTGACTATCTTTGAATAAATCAAAGTCCTTAGAGAACTTTTTATTGTAAACTACTTTGTCCCCTACTTTAAATTCAGGTTCTGCTACACAAGTGGGAAGGGCTAATACAATACCAGTACCATATTCAGATTCTACTTCTTTAGTCTCTGTCTTTGTCTCGTACTTATTAAAGCCTTCTTCATCTACTTCCCCTGTAGGAACTTGTTCTGTAAATTCCTTAGTAACCATTATAGGTTCTAATGGTTTTACTAGAACATCTTTAAGGAACTTGTAGTTCAGTCTGTTTAAGACTGTTTCTAATATCTTATCTTCGTCACTCATATTCTTCAAACTTGGTTTATTACTATAACGTTAGCAATTACGTTTTGTTTCCTTTTCCATGTTAATATATTTACTATAACTAACAGTAGAATATAAACGTAATATGCCTTTATCTTTCTTGACCAGGTATACTTTCTGATTTAGATCAAATAAAACATGGTCTATTCCTTCAATACAAGTTTTTACTGGTCCAGTAATATCTTCTCTTAAGTATAACTCAGCTAGTTCATCTGTGGTAGATCTAAAGGCTAAATCTAAGGCTTTAATCCTACTCTGTATTTTACTAGATTCTTTTAGTAATTCTTCCCACTCTTTAGCCAATGCTTCTCTATCTATCATATTCTTTGAGTATGTTACCACCATTAGAAGTACAGTACGTAACAGCTCTTGTTGGACATCTCAATTGGTTTTGAAAGTAACAGCCATCACATCTACCACCCCTGGAAGGCTCTATTATAAACTATTTACTTTGTATCTCTACTGGAGTACCCTTCCTTATTATCTCAGCTAATTCTGGATCATATAACGTCATAACTTTAAATTCTCCTTAACTTTATATATAGTATACATACTAAGTATGCCAACTATAACACCAAACCAAAAACTCATTCTTTTATCTCCTTTCCTTTTCCGTGTTTATCTAAGTAAAGCATAGCTATTGCATTCCAAGCTACTTGGGCTAAATGTTGACAACCTGTATCTTCATCAACCTTATTACCTTTCTCATACTCAAGTAAGTGCCTTAACATTGCAGCTTTATATCTCTGATAACCATTATCTAATAATTGCCAAGTATTCTCACCATACTTATTAGCACCAGATGTATATACTTTAACTATATCTTCAATTTCTTCTAAAGGCAGCAAATCCCATCTCAGCTTACCGTCTTGAAAATCATTCTTCTTCCCCTCGTTTTCCATAAATATATTCAAAGTAATCAACTATAAATTGAGCCATCTCTTCATCTTTCCCGTCTTCTATATAAGAGTCTATCACCTTTTTTCTTATATCGTTGGTATAAAGAAGAATTAAATTGTCGAGGTCTTCAATACTACCGAATTTTAGGAACTTACTGTAAATATTCTTCAAACCTTCATTTGAAGGATAATATTCTACTATCTTTTTATTCTCCATCTACAAAGTATACAAGGTTACTATTCATCAAATTACTATCAATACCTACAAATTCTATATCAGTATTATAAGTACTTCTATACTTAAAAATATAAGTATCTGGATTGTTGTCTGTGTAAGTACCAGTTATAGATTTAAACATTTCAGGTATAATATCTTTGTCTACATATACTCTCATATAAGGTCTTAATTTACCATCTTCGTATAGACTGTCTATAGTCTCATATACTTTATCTATTATTTCTTTTACTTCCATGATTTCTTTATATCTAAGTATATCTCCCAAAGTTGGTCTTCGTTTAAATCTTTAAAACTACACTTATCGTTCCATCTCCAAGAGTCTACAAATCCACCTACATAATGACCTAGATTTAATCCTTTTTCATTATACTTATCCATTATAGTATAATAAGGACCACTGCATCCTATGATAAGATTTACTAAGTCATCTCTATCTAACTCTACTGTCATAGTATAATCTTCTTAAGTATATAACCTTGAGTACAGTAACCAGTAACTCTAGTAGGGCAACTACTATTATACAAACTACAACCTTCACACATACCTTTCTTCAACTCTGGTACTAACTGATATGGTTTATTACCATGATATACTATCTTACCAGAGTAAGCCTTATCTATCTTATTTACTTTATTCATATGTATTATCTTAAGTATAGTGTTATCTAAAGTAAGAGTAATTATAATGGCTTACTTATGATATAGAACTTATTAGTCTGTATTAGTAACCCCTCTTACTCCCCTATAAACGTCTCATACTATGTGTTAGTTACCATTTCTTTAACATTTATTAACAACAATTATGGCTATTTAACTTCAATATTTTAACAATTTTTAACAAAAAAATTTTTATAAAGAAAGTCTGCGTGTGTAGAAAAATAATTATATAGTATACCCCCGCGCGTGTAGAATACCCACCAGCAAATCCCCCACCGCTGTTAGAAATCGGGAAGTCCCCGGGTAGTTGTTATCTGTGTTACTATACTTTAGCAACAGGATACAAATCAGCTACTACTGCCAGACTTTGCATTATTAACTGTAATTCATAAGCTTATGTTATCAGATTGTATTTTTACTCCTTCTGACAGTGATGAGGAGTATGCTGACTCTTGGTTTAATTGGGATTGACCACAATGTGGTCTTCCCTTTTTTTGCTGATTATTAACTTTAAAAACTTTATATATGTCCAAAATCAAACTATACATCGGCTATTGGCTAATCATGCTGTCTTACTATCCTTATAGAAAGCTGTTCCCTAATGAGATTGCAACACTCAAAGAGTCGTTCAAGATAATATCTCATCCTGAGTTATATGACTCTGCCACTGTTAGTGCTAATTACACTATATTTGTAACTACTAACAATGTATTACATGAAATGGTAGAAGAGTACAAACGTATTCGTAAGAACAGATACTGAGTACACAGTATTGCCACAAAGGCTGCGCACAGGAGGCAAATCAGGCACAGCTGCCAACCATTGGGAGAAGTGAAAGAGGAACTTGTATAGTGTTTTCATCGACGTAAGAACTTAATGAAAAACCAAGCCGAGGTCTAAGACCGTTAAAAAATAAGGCTTCGGATTAAGCAGTTGTTTATGTGAAAACACACGCACTAAATCTTACACTCTCCTTTTTTAATGTATTACCTCATCAAGTAATATATAGCTATATTTAACAATCACCAAAAAACCTCACAATGTATAGGTAATTGTATCATGTCATGGCACGTTATAAATTAATCGAACCGTTAATCAAAACAGTTGAAGCAGGCAAGCAAAATGCAGGCACTAAATATGTAGTCGCTAAGCTTCAGAATGTAATGTGTATTTGGGAAGAACCACAAACATTTACTTGTTTCATTCAACCCATTGTAAACATGCTTACCCCATTGTTATCAATTCAACATGGAGGAACAGCACAAGCAGACCAACCAATTCCTGAAGAATTACAGTATGTAACAGGATGTTGGATTGACTGGTGTCCGCCACAGAAGTTCTACAAACAACATCTGTCAGACCATCCAGCAAGACCTGCAACAGCAACTCGACCAGCTACTGAAGCAATCAAAGCTGGTTCACTTGTATCGAAAGGTGGAAAACCCATTCTTTACACCACATTACGTATATTCTGTCAATATTACATTGACGAATTCGGAGAAAAACAATGGATACGTGGAGGTTCTCCTGAAGAAGTAGGACAAAGAGCATTCAGTGCTTATTGTATACCAGCTGAAGAAGATAAAGCTCCTCAGCTTATGCCAACTACTCCAGAACCTGAAATAGTTGGAGGACAAGTAGTACAACCTGCTCCAGCTCCTACAGCACAAGGTCAACAACCAACCTTCACACAAGCGCCACAAGGAGGTCAACCATTACCTTATTAACACAGAGACCGACAACGTGTTACCGCTGACAGACCGGGAATAAGAATAGTCTGTTACTTTAAAAAACTCAATAACTTCGGAGTAGCGTAAGCTACGGAGTTGTGTAACAATCCCAAGACATTGAGGGCACCAGTTTCTTACAAATAGGTTTAGGACTATCCTTGTAAATGCTTAGCTACTACAACATTGATTTCTAGAGTCATAACGCCAGAGTAGAGAATTCCTATTTGTAAGTTTTAGGTGTAAAATGCACATTTATTCGCAAAGTAATTATTCTATGAAATGCAAATTATCTACATATGTTGTGAAACATAGCTTAACCACATTAAAGTATAATAATATAAGTTAGGTATGCCCTTATAAAGACTTAGGTAACGCTAAGGACTATATTATTATACTTTCTTCTTTAATGCTACCGTAGACAGTGACAAGTCTGTTTAAGTAACTATCAGTTATATAAAATGCAGAGTCAAAGAAGCTATCATATTTATTATGCACAAATAGATATGATAGGTAAAACCACGTGGTAGGGCACAGTTAGGTTCGCTGTGAGTGCATCCTTTAGTAGCAACTAACCAAAGCAAGTATAAATGGGAAAAGCTATTACCTCGATAGGCTTAATGAGGTTCTTGACAGTCTGATACTAACTGAACAATAAGTATCTCTCTTAGTTATTTGCGCTTCACAGGCAAATGTAATATATTACGGTCAGATGTAATATTCTAAGTGTTAATAGAGTAAGAGAAAATGAGGTCTTATATCAGACAGCTCTTAGCATAGCTTATAGTGGTGTTTTCCATAACTATATTAATGCGCTTACTCTATTATTTTTTCTATGCATTAACTAACAAATAAATCAATTATATGGAAACAAAAGTATTTTGTATTTATATCCTTTTAGGTATACTATTTGACATTATAGATTTAATCTATCATTATAATGAATGTAAAGAGATAACCTTAAGAGATATATTACTATGCCCATTTTTTATAATTATCTGGCCAATTCCTACGTTTTTGTTATTAATAGAAAGTGCTGGAGATATTAAAATATTAAAAAAGAAATAATATCAAACTATGAAAGAAATAACTTGTATTCAACAGTATGTAATAGATAATCTCATCAACGATAAGAGATTATCTGTAGAAAATCTAATAGATGCTGTAATTAAAACATGTTCAACAGAACAGTTTAATAACATATTATCTATTCTTATCAAAGCACACACTACTTGTAAAGATAAGGTAAACTTTGTAGAAATAAAAGAGAACAATTTGGCACTACCAGTCTTAGTCTTAAAGAAGCCAAAGATTATGTAGATAGCTGCATAGGAGAATATAATATGTTCCCTAAAGTTATTACAAAAGAAGAAGTAAATGAAATTATTAAAAAACTAAAACCTTATAATGTTGGCATAAATATAATAAAGTTAATGCAGTAGAAATACTGCACCTATACTGTGAGAATCAGTATCAACTTTGTGGGGCTTATATCTTAGGAGCGCATATAAATAAACCTATATCTCAATAGAAGGAATAATAGTTGCAAATAGTATTCTGGAAATTCTTTTATAGTTAGGTTTATACCTAAGTATTAGTGCAGAGAAATCAAAGACATGTACCGTATAGGAAGAAAAAGCTAGTGTACAAAGTAAAATCCAGGGACGTGGCTGTCCTATAACATTTTTCAGTAAGCCAGAGAGTATGTTCAAAGGATAATCATACTCTCCTCTTTAAGGTGAGAATCCTTGACAAGCATGTGGGGCTTATATCTATCTATAAACAAGGAGACGGACTAATTTTTATTAGTACAAGGAGTCGGTTATAGTAGTATTAGTGCAGACTTTAAAATCATGCAGTATAACAACCTTCCATATACTAATGCAATAGTGAACTTCTGAATCATGTTATACTTATTAGTCCTAAGCGTAGGATAGTCCTCAACTTATTATGTTCCGTTAGCTTAATATGGATTTGTAGAATACTAAGAGTAGTATTGCTAGTATATTTATATGTGAATATAGGTATACTAGTTGCACTCATAAGGCAGCCTTCACGTGGCGAGTGTGTTAAGTAATAGGTTAAATAAATCTTCCAGTTTGTACCTATGAAAACTAATGTCTTACTTTTTATTAACAACAATGCTCAGATGGCGAAATTGGTAGACGCTTCAAACTTAAACTTTGATGATTATTACAATCGTGCGGGTTCGATTCCCGCTCTGAGTACATTCATTAACTTAAAAACAATAATTATGAGAGCAAAGAAATCAATTCGAGCATGGGTAGCAAGAGAAAAAAATGGAGCGTTATTTTTGTTCCGTGAAAAACCAAAAAAGAGTAAATCTTACTGGATAAATTCAAATACGTTCAATAGTCTAGTACTCCCAAAAGAAGCTTTCCCTAATGTAAAATGGGAAGATAATGAACCTACTAGAGTATGTATTAGAATAGCATAATATGACAATCAGAAGAAGTTATTCAAATAGTATACTCACAAGCATTAGTGAGTTTTTAATTATATTAATTATAATATTAATAGCAGCAGTATCAATAAGTAAATATTGCACAGACTATGATTATTATAATTATGTAGAACTCAAAGCACAATATAAAAACTATATTGTGACTAATAAGTATATACGAAACTCAGATACATATGTATTAGAACTCATGAACCCTTTTAGTAAAAAGACTAAAGAGGTATATGTTAGAGATTATCTATATTATAATACTTATTTTGTAGGAGATACTATAAAATGACAAGAAGTAAAAGCCAAAAGTATATATATCTATGTAGGTATAATAAGAGTAAGCCTTATCGTGTGATAATACGTCACAATGGTGAAAATATCCAAGTGGGAACATTTGCTACATTTCCTGAAGCTATTGAAGCTCGAAACAAAAAATTACAGGAATTAGGAGCAAGAGTACCTATTGGACCTCTTACTAGAGTAGGTATTAAAGCATCTATCAGAAGATCTATAGAAGATTTAGAATTAGTAGCTAAGTCAATAAAGAATATAGATAGAGTTAGTTTTAATATAGTATCTAATCAAATTGAACAGTTATCCAAAATGTTAAACAAATATTAATCAAAACTATGTTCGAACAAGTAAAAGATTACAAAAGTGCTTGCGCTGTATTAGGTAAAAAACCTATTGATAAGCGCAGGAAGTTAGATGAGCATATTGTGTTACACATCATGCTGAGTACTATCACTGAAGCAATTAACTTTATTGCTAATGGAAACAAACCGTGGATACCAGTCTACCAACAAAACAAACCAATCGAAACATGGTACAATTGGTGGTATATTGATTGGGATAAAATTGAAAAAGGTTCTTATGCAGGTTTATTCAATCTGGATTCTAACCTTGGCGTTAGTTCTGCCTATGCTGATGTCGGTAATCATCTACAATTCATTAACAGAGATGCAGCAGAATACGCAGCTAAAACATTTAAACCATTGTATATGAAATATATATTTGGTATAGATTAAGTTCTCATATTTATTAACTATTAAAACATTTATCAAAAAATGGAAAATGAATTACAAGATTCTCCAAGAGGAAGAGGCTCAGCAATAGCCTGGAGTTTAGCAACAATCCTAATTCTATTAGGAATGTTAGTTGCTAGCGCACTAACTTTTATCTGTCATGATAAGGTTAGCAATCTCATCAATCCTGAAAAGGATAATGTAGAACAAGTTTGTGTTGACACAGCTTATACTGAAGTTGTACCTACAATACAGGAAGTTCTTCAGTTTCGAGAAGACACAAAACGTTACATGCACATAGACAGTGTATTTCTTACAATGCCAGACGTTGTCTTAATAGATATACTAAGGCAACATGGAACTTCATTGTCTAATAGTGACATTGTGACTATATATGAATCGAACAGAAGCACTTATAACAAGGTAATGAGCGGAGCTAGAAGTCAACACTATAAAGACTCATTAGATAAATTATCTAACACTTATGACAATACGAAAGATACTACTTTCGTAAAGAGAGAATAAAGTAACTAAATCATCTTTAATGGTAGTATCTTTAAGTATACTCAGTCTGTGAAGATAGAGTATACATCTTCAGAAGATGACAAACCTGTGGGGCGTAAGTAAATGCATATCGTATATTATTCCCTTGAATACGGCAATAGCGGGTAATATCCGAGATACTCGTATTTGTGTTTATAATCGTGCAGACGTTAAAATCAGGTACTCCAATAAGGAAAGTTTGACAGCAATCCTGCTTATGAGTTAAAACTATAGAGAGAGTCATAGAAACAAAGTGTTGTTATCTTATTATTAACAAATGTGATTAGAATAGATACTATTTATTCTAAGAAAGAACGAACATAAGCTATGTTTTTAATTTCTAGTTGATACTAACTTAAAACAAAATCCAGAGTATCCTGGTCGTCGTCAATAATATTAACAATTTAAAACATTAAGTAATATGAAAAAGAAATTAACAAAGGAGGGAACTAATGCCTCGTATTAAAGTAGAAGAAGGTCGTAAACTTACTGAAATAAAATTCGGTACAGACCATTATTTAGCAAATTTGCTTGCTTGTACTAAAATATTAGGTATACCCTTAAGTAAAGCAAGAACATTGTGTAAATCTCATCCAGACATGAAAATTAAAGTAGATCCACCACTACAAATCATTAGTAAACTATCTACTGATGATATTCATACTGAATTAGATGAATATACAATAACTGTTACAATAACTATTAATTAACTATCAAAGTAAAATGAAAGCAATTATTATTACCTTCCATGGAGAAGCTCCTGAGAAGAATTATGATGAAATTATCAGAAAAATGGCAGAATTAGTTTTTAACAATACTAGTACAAAGATTGAAGATATATCTGCTGCTATATTAGACGATAAAGAAGTATCTGAAGCTTTACTACAAAAAATAGTAATGACTCCTACGACAAATACTGATAAAGCTTCTCTAACACCCAATGTAAAAATTGTAAGTGAACTTTGTAGTAATATCATTAATGAAATTGGCACACCATCATTAATGAATGAAGAAGTATTTCGTAAGGATTTATTAAAATATCTTCTTAATGAAGAAGATAAAATTACAACTAAAGCATTACGTATCATTATCAATACTCCAGAAAATACAAACAGTAAAGTAAAGCTAATATTACATGATTACGGTTTGTCAAAACTTCCAGAAATACTAAGAGAACTTAATTCTATTCTTAAACTATACTAATATGGCAAGAACAGAAAAAGATTACGAAAGGCAACAAAAAGACTTCAAAAAGAAGCCTAAGCATAAGAAAATGGAGCCTTACAATCGTAAAAAGTCATGGAAATAGGAGAAGTGATTAAAAAAGAATGGTTAAATACTTTTGAAAACATAGCATATAAACGCTATAATGAGTTAATGACCATATCTAATGAATGTCCTACACTTGATAATAAAATCAACTGTAGTGAATGTACTCATGAGTGTAAACTCAGAATGCAACTTGAACAGTCCAAGGAGGATATTCCGCCAGAGTATCTGCCCGCTGTTATATATTACTAATTTAAATTGTTAGTATGGTGGATTTCAGTCAACCTAGAACTATTTATAACCAAAACCCTAATGGAAGTTTAGTAGTGCTAAACTGCTATTCAAGAGTACAATGGACTATACAACGGTCAACCAAGCATAATGCTTAGGTCAGAAGAAGGATATGGGTTACTTGCGAATAAGATATACGAATAAGCAAGATAGTTCTTTTTTAATCTTAAAATTATCAAAAATGAGTAAGACTAAAAGAATAAAAGTCCTAGAGGAATTTATTAGACTAGAGAAACTAGAGAAGAATTCTAGACAGGACTACATAGAAGTATGTGAAGAAGCTGCTAATAAACTCAAAAATGAGTTGAAAGCAGAAGAAAAACGTGTTAGTAGATATCTTATATTGATATCACAGAATACTAACAAGCGTAAAGAATCATACGGTAATCGTAAGCTTATAAAAGCAGGTGAGAGAGAAAGTTATCGCCAACGCAAAATTAGGCTGAACAAAGAACGTAGAGAATCTTTACACAATGGGTAGGTCAACCAATCCCTTAGTTAAAATAAATGCTACAGAGAATATTCAAGAAAGAATTAGAGCTGTAGCTTACTTTGGGAAGCTCACAACTGAAGCAGCAATGTATTGGTGTGAGAAACAGAAATATAGGCCGATAGAAGTTTATCCTATAAATATCACTGTAGCAGTATATGAAGCTAGAGAAAGATATTTTAAAAAATGTAATTTCATAGAAATTATTTCGTGATTAATAACTATAGTATCAAACATTTAAAAATTTATCAAAATGGCAGAAGAAAACAAATTGAACATCTTTGATGTAAACAACGAGAGTGATGACATTCAAGAGTCTATCTCTAACGCGAACAAAGTAACCGATGACGTAGTAAAGAAAGCAGCTGAAAAGATTGCCGAGCGCCGTAAGGAAAAACTTACGAACGAACTCATCGACGTGGTTCAAAAGTGTGAATACACTGAGAAGTCCGCAGCATTGCAGTTACGCCGTAGTAACCGCGTGAACCAGAGAATGAAGACCTATATGAAGGACTTGCACAATCTCGCAGAAGAAGTGAAGAGTGGTAAGAAGCCAGTTACGGCCTGGAATGATGAAGCTCCAGCACTGAAGAAGCAGTTTGACAAGGACCTCATTGAAATTGACAAAGATATTGACAAGTCTCAAAACGAACTTGACAAAATCTTCCCCAGTTCCTGGTCTTATCGCTGGAATAGTTTGATTCCCCGCCGTAACGATTAATCAGGCTAAAAAACTAAAATAAAAGAGATTCCAAACTTGAGTATCTTTGTATCTAAACAAGTTTAGTGTTTATAGAGGAATATCTATAGTGCCCTACGGGCCGAAAGTATATTGGACGACACAAAGACCTGAATTAACAGGTCATACTACGTATCTTTGTATCATTAGTGTGGAATTATTGTGTACTACTGATCATATGTCTGAGATCGCGACAATAAGATTGTCCCGTATTAGTAATAGTACTGAACTGCTTTAGTCGAGATATCAAATCAGACTGAATAATGTGTATCTTGTATCATATATGTTTCGTCATATATCATTATTCGAGTATCATCAAGATCAGTAATAAAGAGAACTAACCATTCTCAAGACCATAGGGTATATAGCTTTGGTCGGCTATATACCCACTAATAAGATTAATTATAAAAATAGCAGGAGTATTGTATAACATAACGAAGGCCTACCTGTAGAGAGTGCTGTGAACAGTGTTAAATAATAAAGCTGGAAGGATGGCTTAATTCTGCACGTGAGTTATACTTTAATTAATCTTATAAACTCATTGACTGTTAGGTCTATTGAATCGTCGTTTGGACACGGGTTCGATTCCCGTATGCTCCACTATGTTCGTTCGACTCGAACCAGTAGCAGCTCCTGTGATGGGTAACTCTTCCTCATGTGTGAAATAACACAAATGGCAACTGAGCTGCAATCGGGGCATTATGGTTTTGACAGCGACACAGAGGAAATAGAATAGGTCAATAAAGCCATAACTGGCAACTTTTATGTAACAGATTACACTCGCTTAGTAGCGTAAGTAATCAACGGCTAAGCTAATGTCGTAAAAAGCCACATCGTATCCCCGTGTGTAATAAATAGGTTGTATATACTACAATATACGTAAAAAATAGTAGTGGAGTAAGTAAGCTTTGCATGGTAGTGAAGCCTTAGATTTTACTAAGAGATAAGGAGTTCGAGTCTCCTACTTACTACAAAATTAAATTAAGTTTAATCAATAAATATTAATTTGAAATGGGATTAATAAAATTTATCAGAGAAAAACTTCCTGAACCTCTAGACAAGGCTAGTAGGGAATTAAGAATGAAAGAGAAATTGGTACAGCGTATCAACTCTGTCGTGCCACAGTGTTACAAGAACAGGTATCACTATAAAGAAGGTATTTCTAAAGTAAGAAACATCTTCTTCTTCTGGGAAGAAAGAGGTACAGAAATCTTACATCTTATTGATGTAGACGGAATGACTTCTGAAGATGAGAGAAAATTTCGTGAACTTGAAATAAAAGCGAGAAACTACAAAGAGCAATGCGTATAAGATATTTTGCCTGGTTTGACTCTAAAGCCGAACGTACTGAATTTATCAGTATCCTTAATCAATCTCGCTCAGAATCTGAAGCGATAAGTAAACTCTTAGATAAATATCCAGACTTAAGTATGTCTGCAATATCAGGAGTAGTAAATAACTTTCAAAAAGAAATAAACAAAAAGTCATGAAACTAAACCATCCTGGAATCTACCGTATTATTGGAGAAAACTATGAATTGTTAGCCAATATAGTAGGAGAAGTACCATGTTTAAGAATTACTTCTGCATTACTTATGAATGACCTTGTTCAAAGAGGTAAGTTTACAATATTATCTGAGGACTCAATTGAAATACAAAATGTATGTAATAATCCAGATGCATTCTTGTTCTTCGAGCATGAATACTCAGAAGTATGCCCATTACCACCTTATAGGCAATCTATTCGTGGTACAAAAATGCCAGATATCAGTAATGATATGATGAAAGCATTTACAGAGCGCTATATAAGCGATATGTCTATAAACGGCAGAGGAATTGAAGCTACAAAAGCTTATATTCTAAGTGTAACAGACTGGAGCCTAGCGCAAATAAACGTATTATTACTTAGAATAGCTAATAGTGTACGTCGCAATGGTCGTAAATAGTATTACTGTTTATACTTATCTGAATAAATGTCCAATAAGATATAATCAGATAAATTGGAGACCGTCCTGGTATGTATTTTTAAGAATACAAAACAAGGAAATAAGAGAAACAGAATTCCACAAATTCTTCAAAAAACAAACATTGTCTAAAGTACTAGCATGGTATGATACCCAAATACTACAGCAAATAGGCATAGCTTCTAAAACTACTCTTGAAGTAAGAATAAGAATAGTCTGTGGTATGGTAAACAAATTACCTATTGAAGTACTTACTCGTGATTTGAAGATTGAGTTCATGGAATGTATATGGGATACTTTCCGTAAGTTCTATGATGAATGGAATGAGTGGTATTGTAGATATATATTGCAATTACCTTTCTAGGGTTATAGTCATTGGGTTGACTATAACCCACACTAAAGCCCGTAATTATGACAGATGAAGAAAGACAACAGCTTTTCGATCTGATCAAACAGGCGAAAGAAGGCAAACAAAGTGCCTTCACAAAGCTTTATGAAAAGTATAATCGAATTATATACAGTACTATATATCGTATTGTAAATAATAAAGATGCAGCAGATGATTTATTATCTGTTACTTTTACTAAAGCTTTTTCTAAGCTAGATAGTTATATTAACAACATTTCATTTGAGATGTGGTTAAAAACAATAGCTATAAATAGTAGTATTGATTATATTAGACGTACTAAAAAGGAGAATGCAAACTATTGGCTAGATGATGACACTAGTACTGTTCAATTGAGAAGTTCGGCCGACTACTCGCCTGAAGATAACTATATCTTCAATGAAACAGATGCTAGATTAACAAATGCCTTCAATAGACTTCGATATAAGTACCGATATATACTCGAACTACGTACTGTTCAGAATATGTCTTACAAACAGATTTCTGAACAATTGGGTCTCTCAGAGAGCCAAGTAAAATCTCAGCTTAATAAAGCTAGAGAGAAATTAAAACAATTGTTAAACTAAAAATTTACAAACATGTCAGCAATTTGGATTATTGTGCTACTATTAGTAGCATTCGTCTTTGCGAGAGGATTTCGCAGTGACAAGATGTGGTGGATTTATATCTCCTGCATCGTAGCTGGCTTGTTAGTAGGTATGTTGAGTAAGGAAGTAATAGAAACCTCTAAGAAGGTCAATCACACTACTTCCATTACTCAGCTAGTCAACACCGTTGATGACTTCAATTCTACATGCACACAAAGCTTAGTGTGTACAGTGACAGAAGGTACTACCGATTGCCTATCTGGGGTTGTGAGTAACATGACAGAATTGAAATTAAAGTTATCAGACGCATTGATTAGTAATATCTATACTAACGGGCGTGACTCACCAGCAATAGAGGATGATAGTTGACCTCTTTAAATATTCTATCGACTGAAAGTAAAAAAATTATTATTAACCACCAAAAAATTTATCAAGAATTATGGCACAAAAAGAAATGTCTAAGGCTGAAAGAAAGGCAGCATTGAAAGCAGCTAAAGCAGCTGCAAAAGCAGAAGCAAAAGAAAATAACAAGAATGCTCAGCAGACAGCTGAGAAAGTTGAAACAAAGGAGAACAAGAAAGAGGAAAAGAAGCCTCAAGTAGCTGCACAGACAGTAACCAATAAAGACCAGAAAGGAGAGACGAAAGAACAGAAGGAACAGAAGAAAGAGCAGAAGTCCGGCACCCAAAAGCAGAAGAAAGACAAAACTCCTACTATCATTCCTGAAGAAGTTACAGAAGACAAACCGAAAGTATCTCCTGAAGAAAAGGCTCTCAAGCGCGCAACATCGCTTGTAAGTGGAATAACTGGTGCAGGTATTCCTGTAGGTTCAACAGCTTCATCAGTAGACGGAAAGGCTATGTTAGCATTTGTAATGCAACAGCGTTACGCTAACAACGAAGAACTTGCCAAACGCTATCCTGAAGTATACGCAGACATCAATCGTACGATTGATGTAGTGAGTCTGCTTGCCCTTGTCGATATTCGCCAAGACTTATTCAACCGTGGCGAACGTGGTGAATTGCAACTGATGATTGATGCAAATCAACTCATGCCGTTGCAAGGTATGGCTGAAATGCTAGGTATTAAACTAGCTCCAGCTAAAGCATTACCAGGTAGTGATGATGGTCAACTGGCTATTGACTTTAACAAGTCAGAGATTCCAGAAGAACTAGCAAAAGATGCTGGTAAGACTGTTACTAAAGTACCGGAGCTTGATCCGAATAAGATCACAACAGATGAGGAAATTGACGAAGCGTTAACTTACCTCATCAACAAAGAGAGAAATGTAGCAACAAACATTGTTAACACCGTAGAATGGTATCGTACTTTACGCGGCCTTAAGGAAACTAACGCTGACAAGAAGTTAGCATTAGATGAGATGACAGTAGGTGATTGGATGAATGAAATATTCAGCCGTATCAACCCTGTTAGCTTACTTAAGGGATTAGGAAGCTCAGTATATGTGTATACTTCACAGACTGGCTCTCCGTGTATGGCACACTCAGTACTTCACAACCATTTGACGAAAGCTGGATGGAGTGAAGAACAAGTTGCAGAAACTGTACGCGCTCTTATCAACGAGAATTTCCGTCTGAAACAGAAGGATAATAAAGAACTCACGCCAGAGTCAGATAAGGCTATTTCAGCCATTATCTCGAACTTAGGCGAGGAGTATATTGATAAGTTGTTTGCAGATTGGGGAATCAATCTCGAAGGAGTAGAAGAATCTAAGAAGAACCAGCTTGAGAATGATCGAAAGATTGCTCGAATGGTATTAGGTTCTATTAAGACTAACTTCTTCAGTAAAGATGAAAGCCCGACACCTGATGAACTTCGTCTGAAAGTTGGTCAGATTATCAATCTGTATCGTGACCCAGCTTCTCGTCTTGCTGCGTACTGCCAGTCATCAATAACTTCTCCAGTAGAGAAGGAATACCCAGAAAAGAAGGAAGAAAAACCCGCCGATGAAAAAAAAAATTAAGCATGTGGCGTAAGTTTTTACAATTCATAGGGTATAAAGACTAACCATTCTCTAAAATAGCATAATCAATATGAATTTTAGATTTATTACGGCTGTCGGCATGTTCATCGCCAGTTGCATAATTGGCTTTGGACTGCGACAGACAGTCACAGTAGTACAGGCAGCACCTGTAATTCCTTCACCTATAGAAATGCCAAAATTTCCTATAGTTAATAGTGAAGAGAGTAAGTCTGTCGATAAGATAGATGTCGAAGTAGACCTATCTACATTAGAAGTATCCGTGAAAGGAACAACAGACGCAATTGTGAATGTAAAGACTATTGGTGAACCAAAACCAATAGTTAAGTGGAGAACTAAAACAATAGAAAAAGAAGTAGCTTCTGGATATCCCTACATTAAATCTGTAGGTACTATGCCAGATAGTATTAAAGCTATTTCCCCATTGTCTAAAGTAAATTCTCATGGTAAGTAATCTAGTTATACTAAAACAAATGATACGATTATCTCGTATCATTAAGGATATGAAAGAAGCAAGATGTAAACTTAGTTCTATCTTATCTCAATCTTCTTACTTCATAGTAGAAGGAGACCAGTCTGATATTATTAATAATCAGACTAAAGATAGTATAGCTAATTGCTTATATACTGAAAAGTACTTACGTTTGTCTGTAAGTAATGCTTGTAAATGTTTGGATGGATTTAACGCAAGTATCATGGAACCAGTTGATTACATCAGTAGTAGTGATGTAAAGAACAAATTCGTAGATATTTGTAAAGGTAAGAAGATTGTTGCAACAATCTGCCTAAGTACAGGTAAAATTACTATGTTAGAACCAGAACAGAATGAAAAAAAAATAGCTGAAGAGAAAAGCTCAGTGGAAAATAGTTGATGACAATAACCACTTAAAAAACCTATAATTATGTCATAGTTCGAGAGGAGCAAAACTATAGCGTAAATCACTCCAGGGAAGTCATGCGGTAAAGCATATAATAATGCTGGTCGCGCCCGTTAGGGAGCTTAGAATCATTTCTCTATGGCCCGAAAAGATACAGGATCCGAGAATATGTTAGCAGCTAACACTGTGAGATTACTCAAAAGGTAGGATGATAGGCCTAAACGTCTGAAAAACGGAAGGTAAAAGGGGGACAGAGTGCATAACCCTCTATAAGTAACGATATGATGAGAACCGTATTGGCGATTACTGTTACTAAAGACTCGTAGTTTAAGAGAAGACACACTGAACTACAAAGCAAGCAAGGAGAACGAAATCTTCTATATTACTCGTATGTATTATCAAGATATGAATCAAAAAGGAGTATAAACACGATGATGAAACAGGAGCAATAGGGTTCCTGACTTATCCCTTTGGAAAGGATAGGTAAAGCTGAGAGGCAAAGGTTAGTTTCACCTTAAGAAGCAGCCAACTCATGGAAAAAAAGAGATAGCAGAAACGCGACCACCGGTCTCCAAAATCGGTCAACAAAAGCGTAACTATACGCCCAGAAAGGAAAAATAGATTGCTAACTATAGTGTTCAGCACACATCAGCTGTGATGCAGTATGCAATTGTGGATACTGGAACTTGTGCTTATGAAGGTAGTAAATTACTGATACTAATGTAAGGGTAACCGTGTTATGGTACACACTATGTAAACTTGACTGATTATCGTGGAGCAGGAGCCAATCCTGTGCCTTATGGTAAATAGGGTCCTCGTGAAGGTGGATACGCAATGTTCCAAGGATGAAGTAGGAGTGATGTATATGAGATTGATACAGCCTTTCAAGACTGAAGTGACTCACGTGCTTAGTCGTTCGTGTGAGTATAATTGAATGAGGAATGACTAGTCCCAGATGGACTAAGCGGTTTGAGGGCGCGATAACCCTGATTCTAGATGCAGTGACCTTTAGCAAGTCATATTATGCAGCAAAAATACACTAAGGTGACGCAGAGAAAACACCTATTAAAAAACGGCAGAGCTTATAAGTTTCAAGATATGTAAACTTCGTCTTAATATAATGCAGTTCACGCCAGAATTGTTGTTATTAATAGTCGTATTTAAAACTAAGGAGATACAGAAGACTATGCCATTAGGTTATGAGTATAAGATGTTATGCTGTATTTACTAATGTATCTACGCTGAATAAAGCCAGCTATGAATAAATGAGCTTTAATTGTTTAATCTTTAATAAAATGGGAAGTTCAATGGAACTGTAAACGCTGAGACTACCGTTCGTAAGAGTAGTGTGAGTAGACAGGTCGCCACCCCGACTACCAACCGTTATCGCTGACATTGACACTTCGTAAAGTACTAATTGCAACTTAGTATGTATGAAGAACGCTGATTCAGATTTAAAGTAATAAATATAAGAGTATACTGTCTATATACTCAGGTTTCTCATGCAACAGCGGAGATAGTACCGGTATTTATGATGCTGATGAGAGGTGGAAATCCTCGTATTCGTGTAGTATAAATAAGAAATCCGAGAGGTCAAGTGGGTGTCTTGAAAAATTAGGCAGCTTGTAGTGTTTTAGTAACGTTTCTCGACAGAAACGACCCTCATTCGCTTAGAATGTTGTAATCCTTAATTACTCCTAGGCATACCAGTTGCTGATGAAAGAGTTCGATATATTATGCTTGTACAATACTTATGCAAGAGAACATGATATAAAGTAGGGTGATGGGTGCGGTAAGCATCGTATAAATTGAATCTTATCCGTTGGAGTACGATAAACTTATATTACCAAAGTATTATCAGAAGTAACTCTCAGAGTATTTCTCATAAATTATTTCAATTTATTTTCAAAGTAAACCAAGTAGATTATGTGATTGAATTCACTACTAAAATTTTCAAAGCTTAGTAAAGCGGTATGATATAAGACGCATACTTTAGTATATAAATAATCGAAAGGTGGAGAGCATTAACAAAGTATTAATTAAAAATTAAGAGAGTTTCGTATTGGTGAAATCAAGCACGGACTCAGAAAGGAAACATTCTTATGGATAAAAATAATGTAGCATCTTCTATTGGTGCATTAGTAGGAACACAGAGCACTGCTGCTCAAGTTATGGCTCGTTATCGGGCAACTGCAAAAGAGTATGGACGGTTCTTTGGTGAACAAATCTATACCGTAGTAGCAACGAATCCTGACCTTAAATGGAAGGAAGATGTGCTCAATGACAAGAATACTTTACGGAAAGAAGTAAACGTATTCATTGTTAAGGCCATTGACATTTTAGATGTCAAGTTCATCGCTAAGGACTTAGATGGTGAACCGAAAATCATGTTGAATCCGGATGACAACGACCCGAATCTTGTATTCCCGTTAGTCAAGCCTGATTTCAGTAAGGCTGACCGGAAGAGCGTGGCTGAATGTATCGAACGTATTGGTAAGAAGAACAGTAAACCAATGTTCTTTGCAGCAGAGGAATTGCCTATGCTGAACGATATGTTGAAGATACATAACAAGGGTATCCTCAACTTCTATGAGGATTTGTCTCGCAAGTTCATTCGACTCAGTGAGACTGTACGTGATATGATGGATCAGTCTGACCGTATGCAGTTGGAATATCAACGGCAGTGTGGTGTAGTTACTGACGAAACAGAAGTAACACTTCAGGTAAATCTTGAAGAAACTACTGAATAAGCAATACTATGAGCAGAATTTCTAAAGTAAGAATAGAGCTTCTGCGACTACTTATTTGCGTCGAGCCTACTATACTAGCTAAAGTTCAGAGTTGGGACGGAAGCACTAAAGTAACACCTAATGCAGTATCTGTAAGAGAGGATGGTCAGGTCTTCTTTTACTATGGCAAAGGGCCTTTATGGTGGCAACGGCTTTTAAATACTTATGAATCGGTAAGTCTTTTAGATGTAGCAATACGTATTGCAGATGCAATAACTGGTTCTGGAGGAACTAGAAACGATGTAGCTTTTGACGGTATTACACAAGCATTACTGAAGGAAGCAATTAAAAACAAAGATCTCGATTGTGTTGTAGATATTTTATTTGATAGTATGAGGAATGCTTCGAGCGGAGAGCTGCACTCAAAGTATATCAATAAAGAAGCTATTGAAAAATTCGCAAAAGAGAAAGGTCTAACCGGCAAACTTGTTGTCTCTGACAACATATTTGGGTTTGCTGGTATTGAAATAAGACCAGGCGTAGTCGTACCAGTACGATTAGGCAAGGTTAAACAAGTATAGTATTTGAATTGGAATATTATAATAAAAACAACATATTTTCACAGGGTGAATTGGCCCTGTTTAAATATAGTGCTGTAGTTCAACTGGATAGAACATCAACCTTCTAAGTTGAGAGTTGTGAGTTCGAGTCTCACCAGCACTACAACTAGTAGACGTAATTTGGTCAAGTATTAACTTTAAAAAATCAACTTGAACATGAAATCAATTACATCTAAATATATTATTACACATCGTAAAGAACTTAGTAATGAGATTACTAAATACTGGAATATTATCAAGAATGAAAATGTTATCCCTACGGGAGCTAAGCGTAACTTTGATTTGAAGGCGCTGATTCTTGACATCCAAGCAAAAGCAGAAGAACGTATCCTGTTGAAATTGTACTTACAATGTATCAATATGGGTTATAAGAAGTTCTCTGAGTTACCAATAACTAACAACTATCTTGATATCTTTACTTTGTCAGAGAAGCAAGAACAGTTGTTTCACTTAAGTAAGATCAAGACTCTTGATCCTAAGCTTAAGCGTGCTAAAGGCAAGAAAAACTTAGATAAGACAGAAGAATTAACTTCTGCCTATATTAGTAGTTTGAAAGCTAAATTACAGCTGGAAATAAATGCCTTGAACAAGAAGATTGAAGACTTCAATAATGGTGCAGAACTCAGTATTGAAGAAGCACCGTTATCATTAGCAGCATAAAAAAATGAAAAAAGTATATTATATACGTAAAAGTTTTTTTGAAAGTAGCAGTAAATTTGAGAATAGAGTAAATTCTATTCTCAAAGATATTGCTGATAACAATACCATAGATTCAGTAAGTTGGAATAACAAAGCTATCATAGTATATTATGAGATAGAGAAAAAGAAGCCGGCAATAAAAGGCTTTAGTAAATAACCATTAAAATTATCAAGATTATGAAAAAGAATAAGAACTTTAAGATAAAGAGACAAACTTTAAGAAATCAAAAACGATCAATTAAAGCTAAAAAGCGCAATTATCCCAGAATTGTAGTAGGTAGCAAGTTCGTTAAGAAACATTGTCCAGTAGAAACTACAAGGGATTTCGAGATCGGTCCGTCTTTAGTAACTGTAGTTAAAGACGGGAAAACAGTAGAATGGAACTCCTGGAGTTCTAAACAGAAACAACAGCCTACCAAAGTAGCTATTGAAGCTATGAAGGAAAATAAGGCTATAGTACAGTCCAAGAAAGAACGTATCAAACAAATTCTTATGAAAGCAGGCTATGATCCAACTGTGAACTATACCCGTAAAGAGAAGAAGAAATTTACTCGTATAGTTAAAGACAACTTATTTGTCAAAGCTAAACCTACTACGCTTACTACAAAGCAGATAAAGGATAAGTTGAAAGCTAATCGAGCAGCCAAAAAAGCTGAATTAGCAAGTAGGAAGGCTAAACTTGCAGAAATGCAGGCTAAATTTGAAGAAGAAGCTCGTAAGCCTTTACCCAGTAAGGAAGGCAAACAAAAAGGCTTTACAGCGGCTGAATTAGCCGTTAAAGAAAAGCCTAACAAGCGTAAGTTCAAGTATACTGTACAGAGAAGACGTAGTGACGATGAAAAACGTGTCTATGACTTCAAAACAGACTACTTTATTGCACTTACAAGAGACGATGCCAAAAAGAAAGCAGCAATAGAAGCAAAGAAGTTTAAGAAAGATACTTCATTTGCCGGTATTACTGTACAAGACATAGAAGGTGATAACAACATCATCTACTATGATGGTAAATCGTTATTAGCAGCTTAATTATTAACTAAAAAAATTATCAAGATTATGGGAAAGCAGAATTATACAGAGTGGAAATTAGCAGAAGCTAAAAGAATTAGACATAAAGCGTGGAAAGATGAGCGTGATAAACGCTTAGCACAAAGTGTAGCTGATAAAGAAAAGAATAAGGACAAAAAGCCAGAAGACTGGTTAAGTCCGAGATTGAAAGAGCTTCGTGCAAAGAAAAAAGCACAGGCCAAAGAACAAAAAGCTAAACAATTAGCAAAACAAAAAGAAGCAAGGCTTCGTTTAGAGAAACCTAAATGTCCCTTGAAATTCTTATCATTCTATGAAGATAGAAATAAGAACAGAAAACAGCACGTTGGAGGCTGTAAAGGAAAAGATAAAAGAACAGCCGATATAGCATCTAGCCGTAGCTATTATCGTAAGGTAATTAAGCCTATGCTTAGAGCAGCTTAATTCTTCGTTTTTTTTCATGAAGTTCTTGTACCAGAACTGAAATGGTACTGTTTTCCGTGTAGCTTAAGAAGAGGTTAGAGCCGCAGCAAAATGTAAGTCTGTGTGATTGTGTCAGTTCGAGTCTGACCACGGAATCTAACTAATATTTTTGATATGATTATACGCGACAAGAAGGTCTATGTATATGATATTGAAGTATTTCAAAATATCTTTCACTGTTCTGTTAAAAATACAGAAACAGGAGAAATATATAAATTTGAAATCTCTGAAAGAAGGAACCAGCTAAGAGAATTAGTAAAGTTCTTTAAACAAGTAGACTCTTACATAAAATGGGGTGATTTTTATACTACAGATTTAGAAATAAAATCTGAGGTTATCTTCTGTGGATATAATAATCTGCATTATGATAACCCTATAGTAAATTATATTATAGAGTATGAAGATAAACTCATGAGTTATAATGTAGCTACAATATGTAGTTCTATATTTAACTTAAGTAGGACTATTACTACTTCTACAGAAGATAATATAGAAGCTTGGAAACATTGGAAGTATCAGATTTGGTTTGATACTTTTGATTTACTTACTATGCTTTACTCTAATAAACTTAGAGTAGGTTTGAAAGAAATCCAAGTAACTATGCAATATCCTAATGTACAAGAATTTGTATGTGATTGGAGTAAACCTCTTCCATTAGAAGATTTTGACAATATGATTGATTATAATATCAATGATATAGAGTCAACTGCAGAGCTTTTAAATAGATGTAAGAAAGATATTGATTTACGTATAGCTATTGAAGATGAATATGGAGTACGAGTCCTTAGTAAGGATGGTGTAAACATTGGAATGAAGATCTTAACTCAAAAGTATCTTGAGAAAACAGGTTTAACCTGGTGGGATATCGAAGGATTAAGATCACCAATGGATTATATACCACTAAAGGATGTAATACTACCGTTCATTAAGTATGATAGTCCTATTCTACAAAGAGTATTAGATGATATGAAAAGTCAGATAGTATCTCCTGGTAGGAAAGGTTACGAAAACAACTTCATATTTAATGGTTTGCGCTATACTGTGGGAGTAGGAGGGATTCATTCTAAAAATGATCCTGAAATCATTATTCCTAAAGAAGACGAAATGCTAATAGATATTGATGTTGCTTCACTATATCCAAGTATGCTAATAGAATATAAGTTCTATCCTAAGCATCTTGGTCCAGAATTCTTAGAAGTATATTCTCAAATTAAAGATGAAAGAATAGAAGCTAAGCATAATGGAGATAAAGTGAAGAATGAGACATTAAAGTTGGCATTGAATGGTTTGTCAGGTAATCTACAAAATCAACATAACTTCTGTTATAGTCCTTTTGCAGTAATGCAAATTAGAATAAATGGACAGTTATTATTGCTAATGTTAGCTGAAAGGCTAACACAAATAGGATGCCGAATCGTCCAGGCAAATACTGATGGTTTATTTGTATTACTTAAGAAAAGTATATATGAACAGGCTAACAAGATTTGTCAAGAATGGGAACAACTTACAAGACTTACTCTTGAAGAAGAGCGTTTTGAAGCTATGTACCAATATGCAATTAATGACTACATTGCAGTTAAAGAAGGATATAAGGAAACTAAAAATCCTGATTTAATTAAGACAAAAGGTATGTTTATTACTAAAGTACTATTAGGTAAGGGATTATCTGCAAAGATAATACCTGAAGCTATTATAAAGTACTTTGTAGATGGTATACCAGTAGAAGACACTATAAAAGGATGTACAGATATACGTAAATTCTTAATGTCTGAGAAAACTGGTAAACAATGGCATGTTGAATACATGAACCAAGAACAACAGCGAACTAATCGTTTCTATGCATCTACTAATGGTGGATACTTATGGAAATGGAAATATACAGGTCATGCAGAAGGTGAAGTAGTAGAATACTATGAACCTTATGTAGGAAGACAAAGCTATATTGCAAAAGAAAAGTCATATCAGAATATGCTTACTGCATCTGGTGTTACTCTTTTAAATAAGTTCGATGATAAACCAATTGAAGAGAGAAAGATTAACTATAGGTATTATATTTATGAAGCCTATAAGATAATCCGAGACTTAAAACCGTTACAACTGAGCCTATGGGATTAACAAAGGCTTTACCAAAATATTTCAAAGAACTATAAGCTCATATTAAATATGAGAATATGATTTTAGAAATAGATACTTCTATCTTAGATAGAATACCCAACCTAACTATTAATCAATTAGTATTCCTAACTATCGTATTGAGTGATATCAAAACAATCAATCAAGACATTCAGAGACTTCTCAGCCTAGTTAATGAAGAAGAAATACGAGAGTTAGAGCATTTAGGTTTAATCTCTATCCAGTATGATGGAGATACCAAAGTCATAAATAAAACAAGCAAATTGGTTGAACTTCTAAAAGAAGATAAAACTATGTTTGATGAATTTTATGACCAATTTCCAGTTTATGTTACAAGGCCTGATGGTACAAAAGGCTTTCTAAGAGCTAATATAAACAAATGTAGAAAGGAATATAACCGTATCATAGGTAAATCCAAAGCAATGCATAATCATATTATGGCTTGTCTGAGGTACGAAATAGATGATAAAATGCGAACAGGCAAAATAGGTTATATGAAAACTATGTGGAAATGGCTTACTCAACATGAGTGGGAGACCTACGATGAACAAATGAAATTAGATAAACCTTCAACCATAGATAACTATAATTATGGAACAGAACTTATCTAAAACGCTACCATTCCGTCATATATCTTCAGCTACAAATGAAGCAGTAGAGTATATACGTAGAAGAAAAAATCATGAGATTATTTCACTACGTACAAGATGGAATAAGTTCAATAAATCCTGCATGGGTGGTATTGAACCTAATACGATATATACTATAGTAGGTATATCTGGTAGTGGTAAATCTTCATTTGTGAATACGCTTGAAACTGATTTAATAGATTTAAATTCTAAACAGGATGTTATAGTACTTAATTTCTCATTTGAGATGTTAAGTTCTAGGCAGGTAGGTAGAAAAATGAGCAGTAAGCTAAGGCAAACTACTGCAGAGCTATACAGTGCTAATAATGAATTAGATGATGATTTATTAGCTAAAGTTGAACAAACTTCTCAACAAATAAAATCATATCCGATATATTATGTAGATACACCGGGTACTGTTGACGATATAGCATCTACTATAAACTATTTCTACGAGAATAAAGCTAAAGGCAAAAAATTTGTGATTATACTTGATCATACTTTACTTGTTGAAGGTCAAGCTCGTGAAACAGCCCTGCAAGTGATTTCAGATTTACAGAAACTATTTATCAGAGTAAAGAAGTTACCTGATACTACTATAATTCAGTTATCACAGATGAATCGAAACATTGAGAGTCCTGAAAGAATTAATAACCCCTCTATGCATTATCCAATGCGTAGTGATATATCTTCCGCTGATACTATATTTCATGCATCTGATTATGTTATATGTATCCACAGACCGGAACTACTCAATATACAACAGTATGGACCAAATCGTTTACTAGTGAAGAATAAAGTCTACTTGCATATACTTAAAAATAGGGATGCAGGAGAATGTGCGATATTAGAGTTTGATAACGATTTGAAATACAATAACTTAATTGAGACTATACGAGATGAGGAACCAGTGATGAAGATTTCGTTTAGTAATAACAATTAAAAAGGCTGAAAATTATGAAAACATATACATTTAAGTTACCGAAAAACAATAAAACTGCAGATATCTACAAAGAATCTTTGATGAAACGTGTTGTTAACGCTTATCCTTGGTTAACAGTAGAAAGTAATTATGACTATCCTAAATGCACTTATGGCATTGAATATGCTGGTGCTGGTGATTATATTACTCTTGGCTTGAGTAAGACTCATAACATTGGATGGTTGCCTAAGGAATGTGCAGAATGTCCGTTCAAGTGCTTTGCTGATGGTAGCATTAACTTTGACCTTGAAAAAGAATTCTTTAACGCATTGTCTGCACTTGATATTTATGCTAAGAAGAATTATCCTTTTAAGAAGGATTACGACTTTGAAGATGAATTCGGTACACCGATTAAGATTTTTGATAACTTCGTACAGATTGGTTACGATATCATCCCGATTGCAACTGGTTCATTGAACCATTTGAAACCGAAAACTAAAAAGACTATTATTGATATCACGATTAAGATTAAAAATCGTGGTTTATTCTAAATAAATATCCAAACTATCAGAAACTACCAAAGCATTCTCAGAGGATACAATATAATTAAAGCTTTATGATTGTATTACCGAAAGAGAAAGTAAAAGCCAAAGTAGAGAATCCTCGATTCTTAATTATATTTGGCAAACCAAAAGCCGGTAAAACCACTCTAGCGTCTAGATTAGATAACAATCTAATCGTAGACTTAGAAGGTGGTTCTGAGTTCCTCGAAGCTCTTGCTGTACAAGCTAGGTCTGTAAAAGACTTAGGAGATATTGCTACAGCAATTAGAGAAGAAATTAAACAGACCGGTAAGAAACCATACAAATATATTACTCTAGACAATGCCTCAAGATTAGAGGAGATATGTCTTAGCTATGCAGCACAGTTGTATAGAGCAACTCCTATGGGTAAGAATTACTCTGGAAATGACGTAAGAACCTTGCCTAATGGTTCTGGTTATATGTATCTACAACAAGCTGTAAGAAAAGTTATAGATATGTTTAGAGATTTATGTGATAACTTTATACTTATTGGTCATACTCGAGATAAGTTGATTAATAAGGAAGGAGAAGAGTTATCAGAAATGTCCCTTGACTTAGTAGGTAAACTTGCTAATATTATATGTGGTGAAGCAGATGCTGTTGGCTATGTATATAGAAAGAGAAATGAAACTCATATCTCTTTTGAAGGCGGAGATAACTCCGTTAGAGAAGCAAGAGCACCTCATTTAAGAGGTAAGAACATTGTTATTGCAGAAAGCGATGAAAACAATGATATTAAGGTATATTGGGACAAAATATATTTGCCTGAGTAACTTTTAACAGTATTTTATATCAGTTTAAAAGATTAAGTTATGATTTATAGTACAGAATTAGCAAACCAGATACAAGAGAGTAAAAATAAGTACTTAGAAGCAGGTATTCACGATAATGTGAAATTTGTAAGTGCTAGAGTTGATAAGTCTATTAATGGTAATATCTTTACTGAATTTAAGTTCGAGAAAGATGAACAAACCATGACACATACTGAATGGGAGCCTACTAAGAAACCTATGGAATCTGAAGAAGACTTTCAGAATAGAGCAAATAGACAAGTAAAGCGTATATTGCAGATACTTAGCTGTTTCTATCCTAAAGAAGCTCTCGTCTTTGCAGGTTCATCATTTAGTGAATTTGCTAATTGGGTTGTTAATTTGCTGAATGCAGCAAATAAAGATATTTTACTTAGAGTAAAGATAGTTTATAACAATAAAGGTTATACTACATTACCTAACTATTGTAAATTTACTTTCATTGAACCAATGAATTTACCTGAGGGTCAAGTAAGTAAGATTACAGAATTGAATATTGATGTCTTTGTTCGTCCTATCACAGCAGATAAGGAAACAACAGATGTTAATCCGTTAGATAAGGTAGATAAAGGAGTAGCAGATACTCAGAATGACGATTTGCCATTCTAATATAACCTTTTAACAGCTTGCCTACGCTAGGCATAATATAGCGATACGTGAGTAGCATGCCGCTATGTGAGTAATTCATCGGTGGCATGACTCTTAGAGGAATCCGATGCAAGCCGTGAAAGGCGGTGGCGAATTACAAAATTCATAGATTCTGGATAGCATGCACTCACGTTTTTATAAGGAAGTATAGCTCAGTGGTAGAGCAAGTCCGGTGGATATAGGAGATATAAATCTGAATAAACCTGCGAGAAAAGGCGATAGATTTAAAGGTACTATAGATAGGACCATGTCATGAGTTCGAATCTCATTACTTCCACTTAAAAATTATATATCATATGTTATATGACACTACGAACATAAAAGATGAAGAGAATATTACTTTAGAGTATATACTATCTAAAGTAACAGAATATGATATATATTCAGCGTATATAGGTAATTTTAAAGTTGGCATGATATATAACAGTCCATTTAGAAAAGATAAAAATCCATCATTTGGATGTTTCTATAGTAGGACTACTAAACAGTTAATGTTTAAGGATCATGGCACAGGTGATTGCGGTAATGTAATTAAGTTTGTTTCGTTACTTACTGGTTTAACTAATTATTCAGATATACTGAATGATATAGTTAATAAGCTTAAAATTACTAACAATACGCAACTCGTTAGCTCTAAGCAATACATACCGTCAACAGAGACAGTAATTGGTGTAGTAAGACAAGACTTTACTCTAACAGACATCAATTACTGGTCTCAGTTCAATATTAGTACTACCACTTTGAAGAAATTCGGAGTAAGTAGTATCAAATATTATTTGTGTAATGGTATTGTAAAGGGTATTTACAAGGATACGAATCCTATGTATGCTTATAAGGTATATAATCATTTTAAGATATATAGACCTTTAGCAGATAAATATACAAAGTGGCGTAATAACCTGACCGAAAACGATATTCAGGGATTTAAACAGTTACCTAAAACTGGTGATATACTCATTATAACAAAGAGTATGAAAGACATCATGTGTTTATACGAAATGGGTATTCCTGCGATAAGCCCATCATCAGAATCAACTTTTATACCTGACAAGGCATTAGAACAGCTTAAGAAGCGTTTTAAACGCATTATTATAATGTTTGATAGAGATGAAGCTGGTGTAAAATATCTTCGCAAAATGAGCCTTAAAACAGGCTTAGAAGGCCTATTAGTCCATAAAAAGTTTAAGGCTAAAGATATATCAGATGCTATTAAAGCAAATGATTTTGAAACTATAAAAAATTGGCTTTATGAAGAAATTTATTAAAAATATAGGTAAGATATTGTCTTACCCTGTCAAAATACTTTTCATTATGTACTGTATTCCTACATTCTTAGTTGACTATATTGCTCAAGTACTTGCTGGAGAAGTAAAAGCTTGTCATGCAAAATGGAAGGCTGCATGGAGTATTATCAAATTTGTAATGGATAAAGCTATGAAAGGCGAACCTGTTACATTAAAAAGTACATTTGGAGCTTCTACTAAGAATGATTCTATAACTTATTGTAATAGTGTAGTCTTATCATGATGTTATTTGTAAGAAGAAAAAGTACAAAGAAGCAAGGAAAAGTAAAAAACGCTACTCCAAATGAATATGACGGTATAAAGTTTAGAAGTAAACTTGAAACCTATACATATAAGAAGCTGAAAGAAGCAAAAATCAAGGCTGATTATGAAAAGCACAGATTCGAACTTCTTCCAGCTTTTACTTTTGGAGAAAAGAAATATCGTCCAATGACTTACCTACCTGATTTCGTAGGTGACGGATTTATTATCGAATGTAAAGGCTATCCTAATGAGGCATGGCCTTTACGTGAGAAACTATTTAACTACTACTTGTATAGACGTGAAATTGATGTAAAATTTTACATAGTTCATAATCAAAAACAAGTAGATGAGTTAATAAAACATTTGAAAGGATGTTAATTTTCTATACATTATTAGTATATAAACTAACAAAAAATTTGCAATATGAAAATATGTGCAATTAGTGATTTGCATGGTAACCTACCCACTATACCTGAGTGTGATGTACTATGTATAGCTGGTGATGTAGTAGAGTTAGTTGTTCAAAGAGACAGCGATGAATCAGATAAATGGTGGAGTGTTACTTTTGTAAACTGGGTAGATAAACTTCCTTGTAAGAAAGTAATAGTAGTACCTGGTAATCATGATATCTATATCGAACGACTATATGATAGTTTAGATAAAGATATTACACTTCAGCAATTCAAAGATAAGATATCTATACTCACTAATGATAAGGTAGTATTTCTTATTGATGAACCCTAGGATAGCTCCTATACACTGGCAAACATGGGCATTTGAAGATACTAATCATGAATATGATAAGTATAAATGTCCATATGAGAATATACCTGAATGTGATATTCTAATCACACATGAGAATCCTAATTATAATGAGAAGCTTGAACATTACTGTTTCGGTAAGTATAAGCATCATTTCTTTGGGCATTGGCATAATGGTATATCCTATGGTCATCTTAATCAGTATAATTGCAGTATATTAACTGATAGTTATATTGAAAGGGAAAGACTTAAAATAGTAACAATAAACTTTGAAAAAGATGAATCTAATAAAGCAAGCAATTAACTATACTAAGGATGCTTGGAATAGCCTTAAACTTAGTACAAAGATTAATGATTTCTATGTTACAAAAAATACTGAACATAACTCTAATATATTGAGTTATGAAGAAGGTATATTTAACTGTCTTAAAGAAGGTAATATAGAAGGAGCATACAGATATTTTCAATTAATTGAGAATAGTAAGGATGCTAAAGAGAGACTTGAACGATTCAAACAGTATTTAGAAGAAGAACATGATAATTGATAAACCGTATTATGAAGATAACACGAGAATATCAAATTCTTCTATTGGTTGGTTTCTAAAGAAAGGTCCTTTGTATTTCCGTAATATGCTCGACGGTAAAGAAGAAGGATTAAAGTTACCACAATTAGAGAAGGGTACTATGATTCATGAATATATACTTCAACCAGATGAATTTTGGAAGGATTATATTATTTTAGATTATGAAGTACCTAAAGTAAAACAACAAAAAGATTTCTGTGAGAACTATGCAAACTCATTAGAGCTCATAGAAGACGATAAGAAGATTGCTGCATATAAATCTGCATATAGCAATTCAAAAAGCTCTGAAATCGTCTTAAAAGAAGCTACAGAGCTATGTACTCGTTATGCTGACTATATAGAAGCATTACGAAATGAAAAAGATAACAGAAAAGTAATTTCCTTTGCTGATTTGAATATGTTAAAGACAATTAAGTCTAACATTGATAATCATAAGAAAGCAAAAGAATTACTAACAGATATACCAGGAGTAGAATCTCATAATGAGTTTCATATTAACTGGACACTTCCTATTATGACTAATAGTCTTAAGATGGATGAAGATAAGATTTGGTATGCACCTTGCAAGTCTTTACTTGATAGATGTATATTCGATCATGTCAATAAGAAGATTATTCTTATTGACTTAAAGACTACTTCAGATGTTTATAACTTTAAGCATTCTGTAGAAGAATTTGGCTATTACAGACAAATAGCTTATTATTTATTAGCTATTACTTGGTATATGAGAGATCAAGATATTGATATTTCAGATTATGACTGTGAAGCCTATATAGTTGCTATTCAAACAAATGGTAGCTATGAAGTGAGAGTATTCGATATGTTTAATGAAACAGAGTTAGACTCTCAAAAAACTATCATTATCAATGCATTAACAGAACTTTCATACCATTATCGAACTAATAACTGGGAGCACACTCTTAGCTATTACGAGGGGGATGGTACTGAAAGGCTTGAATGATGTTAGCATTTATATAGTTCCGTTATTAGATGATAATCTTACATGGAATGATTTAACTGTAGAAAGCGGTTATATAAATGCATATACTACTGATAAAAATAGACCTTTTTTAGAAGAAAAGGTCTTTCTTTTATATGATAGTAGTGTTAATACTAAGGAATCTTTAGATAGATATAGAAAGTTTAAACAGTTAGACTCTTTATATAATACTAAATATATTACTATAAACAATAAGCATTATACTATTTATTGTTTAAGTAATCCTAAGTATAAAAAAGATATACATAATCTTCAATCAACTGGTAAAACTTATAATGTAAGTGCAGCATTAGAAATAAATAGATTTTGGGCAAACGTGCCTGTTCCAGAATTAGCACAGAGGTTATTTCTAAATACATATAGATTTGGTGAGTCTATAAATGCTGAATTGCCAGAAGAAGATTATTATAGTTATGAAGAGTATGATGAACTCTCATAACAAAATAGGCTGAGTAAATTAATACTCAGCCTTTCTTTTTTTACAGTTAATCTAGCGAATTGATAATTTAGATAGAAACTTTTTAGAAGTTCATTAACTAATTCTATAAATAGTTCCTTTTTGCTTTTGGATCTGTTGCTTCTATTATACTCTTAAATGGAGTAACCTTAATTATATTTTTAAGTATAACAGGCATTCCTTTATAAGGGCCTCTGTCTATTATAGTAAAAGGAGTTCTATCACCTACATATGAAGCAGGATTAAATAGATTAATAAAACTAGAAGCATTATCAAACCAATTGAAAGCTGCTGTAGGAGACTTAATTAATGAAATAAATTCAAATGGATTATACATAGTTCTAAATTCAAATGCTGAACGCATTGCTAAGTAAGTAATAGACTAAGTTAACCATGTATCATACTCATCATCTCCATCTACTATAGTAGCCATAGCAAGAGCTACAGTAGTAGAAGCTGCGATGAGTACTAATTCATTTAGAAATCTTCTAACAGCATACTATTCATAATCTTTTAAGTTATTATAGTCTGCTAATAATTGTGTCATAGCAAAATGTCTCTATCCTATAACATTTTTTAAGAATTTACTAGTAGATCTATAATATCCTTCTTCTTCTACTCCTAAATCAAGATTAAACTATTTTTTCTTAAATCTATCATGCAGTGCAGATATCATAAAGTTACGATGTAATACAATATAAGAAGCTATAGAGTTAGCATGTACTGCCGCTTTATCTATTTCTCGTAAAGTACCATCAATTCTCTAAGTAAGTATATTAATCCTATTTCTTACTTCATTCTATAGCTTATCATTAACATACTGTTTATACTTATCCTATATCTTTATATTACCTTCTTTATCTTCTACAAATACATCATATAAAGTTACAGGCAATTGCTCAAATTTAGTACTATTAGAATTAAATTTATTAATATACTACTGTTTAGTCATAAAACCTTCTCCATCTACAAATCTATAACTGTGATATATACTAATAACTGTATGACTCTTAACAGTATAATCAGACTAAGTATAACCTGCAAACCAGAAGTTTTGATTTATAGCTCTTAATACCTGACTCTAGTCTAGTCTATCAAATATTTCTTTGTTATCCTTTACTACTTGATTTAGTTGTAACAAATAAGACAATTTACCTTTAGGTACTGGATTACCAATATTAGCCATCATATCTGGTAACTATCTAGCAAATTCATTAGAAGCAAATTTAAGGTCATTGGTATCAAAGAATCTACCCATTTTGGCTTCTAAAGTAGTATAGGTAGCATCAGTAAAGAAAGAAGTACCAATGGACCACAAGTTACCCGATAGGTTTACTTTAGTAACGAATCCTCGTATTATATCCAATGTTTTACCTATATTTATCTCTTTATCTAATATATTTACTGTAATAGGAGTTTTATTTCTACCATACATTATTCTATCAACCAATAGCTAAGCTTGTTTATATACATTAGCTGAACCTGCTGTTTTTAGTTCTTTCTTAGTTCTAATTTGAATATTCTTTAGAAGATTGAGTAATAATTCAACATCATCCTATTGTTCTACCATATTATTATAATTAGCAGCCATATTATAATAAGCTATTACAGATGCGACAGCGTCTGTTGATATTTCATTGGTATCTTCTAGCATATTTATAAATCTTGTAGATATTACTTTAATAGGATCGCCATTAGGCATAGTAGTAAAATCATCTACATAATCAGTATCATCTACTCTAGTAACAGCTACATCATCAAATATGTATTTCAAAGCATTTAGTACGCTATCTTTTCTACCTAATACTTGCATAAATCTTGCAGGTATTTGAGGCATTCTACCATCATCACCAAATGTTAAGAATGATATATACTTATTAGCCTTATTGATAGTATCAGATAAATCGTCATATAATTTCTTTAATTCAGGTTTATCTACTATTTCTTTATATGCTTTAGTATTGTCATAATATTTCTTATTAGGCTATACAGTAGGACCAGCTGGATCCCAGTCCTTATTAAACCAATCTGATTGCCTATCTATAGTAGAGTATCTACTTATTGGAGCATACTCTGTATACTTTTCTAATAATTCATCTTTTGGTTTTAATTCTGTATAATACGAAGCTGGATGCATACGACCTCTACCATCCTCATAATGGTTATTATTAAACCAATCATTATAAGCTTCTGTGCCAGCTTCTCTAGCATTCTAGCTATCTTTATAGTACTGTTCTGTTGGAACTACTTCAGCAATATCACTAAATTTTTTCCCAGTATCAATCTATTCTGTCCAAGTATATAGATTAGCAATATCCTAATCTAATTTCAAAAGTTCCCTTTTCTCAGAGTCTGACATTAAATTAGAATCTATTTTACCAGTACGAGGATCTTTAAATAGCTATTGAAATTCTCTACGTTTCTTTATAGCTTCTTTGTATTCTTCAGATTGTTCTACTTTACCTAAACTATCTAACTCATCGTAGAATTCCTAAGTGTACTATTTCTTTAAATTTCTTGATTCCCATAACTATAGTTGAGTAGATCCTTCACCATACTTAGCTACTACTTTTGCTCTATCTCTATTATAGCTTTCTTTATCTGTTTTATACTTCACATGCTATTGAACTATTTCATTAAAGAAATGCAACTCATTAGCTATGATTAAATCATCCCCTGTTTTTATACTACCATCTAGATTATATCTATTAGATAGTAGAGCTTTTTGTCTACGTAAACTAATTAATGAATTATATTCAGATTCTGATAATAAGTTATCATATTCTACTCCATCTACTGTAATAGGATCTACTATAGTATTAATATAGTTATTAATCTCATTTATAGCATCCCTAGTTTTCATAGAAAGCATTTTATTTCTAGTTGAATAATACTCTGGCTTATACTTTCTATTAGCTCTATCAGAGTAGAATTTATTAACTCCATCAAACCATTTTCTTTGAATATCTTCATCATCAGGCATTATGTATTGGTCATGCTCATCTTTTTGTATTCCTAATTTACTAGATAAATTATTTAGATATTCCTTCTAATCTCTTTTGAATTGCCCTTTATTGATAGGAGTAACCTTTAATCCAGTATATGTGCCGTCGTCATATTTCTCATATAGTAATTTTTGAACGTCATTACCGTATTTCTCTTTTACTTTATTCAGCTACTTAACTAATTCAGTACCTACCTACAATGTTTCTCTATCTGTCTTATTGACAGTATTCTATAACATATTAGCTATAGTTTGCAATACCATATTATCGCTATTAGTAGCCATACCAAACCAATTCATAAATACACTAGTATCATGTTTTGGATCATCAAGCCAAGCTATAGTCTTATCTATATAGTCTTGTGGTACAGCTCTAGATTGTAAATATTCTTGTAAGAATTGATAACCTTTTTCTTTAAGAATATTAGTAAATCTATTATTAATTACTGTTAATTGCTATACTATATCTGCTATATTCTACTTTATAGTAGCATAATCAGGTAATTCTTTAAATATATCAGTAGTATCTACTGCATATTGAATTTGATCAATAAGAGGTTTGTAAAATCCTAAGTAGTCATTAGACAACTATCTAATTTGTTTAGCATTAATCTATTCTATTGGCTTAGATAAGAACTTTATACTATCACCTATGGTATCATTAACATGTTGAACAAATTGTAATATTCCTTGTTCTGTTTCAGACCTAGATAATTGAGATATTACTGTAGATATTTGATTCCATACTTTAGGATTTTTTACATTATAATGTTTAATTGCGTTTAATCTATCTTTTAATCCTTTTTGTATTTTATCATATAATTTGTCTATCTACTTCTATTGATTGTTATCTAACTTGTTAAATTCTTTTCCTGTGTACGTTTCTTTAAATTCATTAATACTGTATATACTTATTTCACCCTAGTTTACTTTATTTAACAAATTTATAGTATACGTCTACAATTCTAATAAATCTTTTGGTAATCTGTTATTATTTTTACCAAAGAACTCTTTAATTACACCAGATATCGCTTCCCATATACGTTGAAATAAGTTTTTGTCGTGTTTCTCTAATTCACTTCTAAAAGATGAATTGGATAGAAATTCATTTAGAAATTCATCACTCCTATCGTCATCCCCTAATCCATACCATTCACTACCTAATTTTTGCTTATATTTTTCTTGTAAAGTATCTAATGTAGTTTTGAATTCAGGGTTATTTTCATATTCTTTCATTAAGTATATATGTAGCATCTCGTGTGCAACGTCTTCAGCACTCTGTTGTGTAGTTGATGATTTAATAATATCTGTATACAAATATAACGCAGCTCCAGATGACGCTCTTACTCCTCCTTCTTTACGACCTTCACGGATAATAAATGGTCTATTGGCTTTGTTTAATTTCTTAAGAAGTTCTTTAGTTTGAGATTTTACATCATTGTGATTAATAAAGAAGTTTACTACATCCACAGTATCCGCAAATTCTCCTAACTATTCCAATAAAGTATTAGAAGAACCCTATTTAACTTCATTTCTTTTATTGTAAGCTTCAATTAACAGCTCACCATTTTCATCTACTTGTTTAGATAATTCATCTGATAATTGTGTTTTAAAAGCTTCTGTAAAGGTTTCAGCCTTTGCTAGGATAGCTTGTTCACGATTATTATCAAACTAGCTTAAAAGGTCTGAAAATAGTTTAGAATCTTCTCCATTAGAAGCTTTATCTAATCCATTGCCTTTATTCTAATCCCAAAGGTAGTAGGCTTTATTTTCGCCTACTACCTCTACTAACTCCTTCCATTCGGGAAGATTTTTATTTGGACAATATTTATTCATATTATAAATTACATATAAATTTGTTAATCAAACCTTCCACTTCTTCTGGAGTAGTTGGATTTTCTTTACGTAACAATTGAGTAAATTCTTCCATTTTATCATCTATACTAGATGCTAAATCTGTATTATCTTTGCTTAATTCGGTCAGGTATTCCTTCATCTTATACAAAAGATCAGCCTCTAACTAAAGAAGATTTTTAGAGTCTTCTTTACTTTCTTCAGCTTCGCTAAGTACTACACCTTGTTCATTATCATCTTTATCATCCTGATCCCATTCAAATTTCATATCCTATTGCTCTTTAGCATAATTCATATTCTAATATGGAGGAAGATCTGTAATCAAATGAATATCAGAATTCTACCAGTTAGGTTTGCTATAATCATCTGCCATATCAGCTAATGCTTCCTGATTTTGTAAAGCTTCAGTGTAATCCCATACACTTTCTTTATTAAAATCAAATTGAGATTCTTTACCGTATTCTACTACAGTATGCCCTCTGTATTTGTATCCTTTCTTAGATACTAATCCATAGATAGGTATATAATTTAAACGTCTGGTTTCTGGATCAGCTGCTTGTTTATAACCTATAAGAGAGTATACATGATAATTAGCTGGAGTACGCCCTAAGCCATCATTTATCTTAATATACGGGTAGAATATAGGGAATTTACCTTCTATTAGTTTACCTTTATCATTAACATAAGTCATTGATAACCAATTACTAGGTCTAATAGCAGGTCTATCTGTTTTATCCTACCTTTCTCCTAATATGATATTAGGAACTACAGACTAATCATTTAACGATATAGAGTATAATTTGACTCCTTTATTGTTATACAGATCTACTGGTCTTACTAGCTTATCATTTTGCCAGTTATTTAAGAATAAGTCATCTCTTACTATAGATTGATCAACTCCATTAGATAATTCATCTAATTTAGTCTATATATAGTCAGTATAACCCATTGATATTTTATAACTATTTGGAACATATTGGAAGAATGAGTTCATAGTAGGATTATCCCCTGAAGTAAGGAACGCATATACTACTAAATCTTTAAATAATTGGCTTACTCTAGGTTCTGGGTCATCTATTAATTCTCTCCAGTAGTTTATCAAGTTATTAGCTTGTGATTGATCAGCATCAAGTAAAGATGAAGTATCAATGAAATCTAAACCATTATAATCTATATTGGGTATCAAATAATTTATAAAGTCATTACTTATAGTACCGTCATTATTTAAAAATCTACTTAGTTTGGGATTACCTTTTAGTATTTCATATTTAAAGTTATTGATACGTTTTGCCATTGACATTTTTCCAGTAAACATACTGTGAATATCAATACCATTTTGGTATATAAACTGGTTAAAAAACCCGCTCTTAATTTGAGCTTCCATTCCTGAAATAAGAGCATTAAGTAGTTTAGAATCAGCATTATTCTTTCTACCAAGTAATGATAACATTATGTCTTTCTTACTTAAGAAAGTATCAGTGTTTCTAAGTAATAAGTTCTTGAATATAGAAGTACCAAACGGAATACTGTTTTCTGTCTTTTTAGCAATAAAAGTTTCATTATAGAAACGTTCAATTTCACCATCTGCAAAATTAGCATCCTCTGTCATTGCCCACATACCATTATAGTATGTTTGTTGTTCAGCAAATGTCTTACCAGTTTTCTTAGTATCTACTTTAGAATACTTAACCAAATTAGCCAATGAATCAGCATATGGCTTTAATGCTTTCCAAGCATAATATATACGAACCTATTCTTCGTTAAAGTTACTTATCTCTTCTTTATTTAGCTTGAGTAACTCTCTTGTTCTAGATGTGTATTCACCATTTTCTTTCTGATATGTACTAAACAAGTCTTGATATTCGTTAGCTCTTGAATTTTCATTGCCGTTTATAAACTCATATTTTTTCCTATACTTCTTAGTAGGATCATATTTATCAAGTACTGATTCAATTGCTTCATTTTCTAACTGAGTAGGAGTTTTAGTTCTATCTATACCATACTTACCCTTAGTCTTTATTACAGCTTCTGCCATTTCTTTAAGAATGGGTTGAGCAACAAAGTAGAATGTCTGCTTACCTTTACCAGTACGTAACAAGAAAGAAACCATATTGTATGTCCATGAATTAACATTCAATCTTACAATATAAGGGTCTTTAGCAATATCTACGAAACCATTGATCATAGCTGATAACCAGTCAAGTATTCTACCACCTTTCTTCATGCCTGCCACTGGAGTATCGTATATACCACCTATATTCCATATATTTAGAGTATTGGTGAACACATCTCTAACCATGCTAAGTTTAGTAAGCTAAGTAAGAATGTGATGAGCATTATTCAAGGCAAAAGGTCCAATACCAGCCTTACCACCAGTATATTCAGCCTTTCTAGCTTCTTGATATGTAGGTGAATATACTTCAAATGGAGTAGGATGATAACTACTAGGTCCTTCTATATCTCTAAGTACCTCCTTAACATTCTCTGTAGCATTATCAATAGACAATTTAAGAGAGTTAGTATTATCTCTAGTAAGTAATACCTTTAAATATGCTTCCAGCATTTCATTCTTTATAGAATTACGCACTTCGTCATACTTAAGAGAATTACCTTTGTTAAACTTGACACCATTCTTATTATATGCAAATCTAGCTACATACAATTTATCAATATCGAAGTCAGAACCAGTAAGTTTAGTAAAGTCTTCTGGCAACATGATAGTATCACCCATTATTTCAGGGAACACGTCTACAAATCTTAATGGAGATATAGATGCAATTGACTGAGTAGGAATACGATAACCTATCGCATTAGCTTTAGCTTTATCACTAATAATTTCATGATCAATAAGCCACTGTCTAGCTTCTCTATATGTTAAGTTTTCATAATTAGGTATAAAGTATTTAAATAAGTTTATACTTACTACCGAATCCATTGAACCCTCCTCATTTATAGATTTTAATACTCTACCGTCATTTATCATATTTGGTGTTACTACCTTAGTAGAAGTAGCTTCTAGACCTAAAGTAGATCTTTGGATAAATGCTCCACCAGGTATATGAACATCAATAACCTACTTATTGATCATAGAGATAAATCTACTTTCTAACCACTTATTATCTGATAAAGAAGACAAAGGCATTATAAATTTATTATTAGCTGTTTTGAGACCAGATAATACATTATCGTTAGCATCAGATTCTCTAGCATCATCTTCTAACATTTTAGCTAATTTGGTTACATTTACACTACCGTCTTTGTTGAATAATTCATCTTCTAAGTCTTTAACACCTATATCAGATAATTTATTCAAAGCATTCATAATAGTATCCTTAATTTGTCTACCAGTTACCTGTTGACCTTCAATACCATATAAATCATCCATACGTAGATTAGATAGATTTACTTTCATAAACTGAGTACCAGCCATCTATTCTTCGTGAGTATGAGGATTAGTCTCTAATTGTTGTCTTAAGTACTTAAACTTCTGAGTATAAGTAACTAAGTTATTAAAGTCATTTAGAGTATTTCCTTCTTCGTTAATTAACTCATCAGTAACTTTAGCACTAAGAACAGTTTGACCATCTCTTAGTTCTATTTCACTATCTTTAGCTACTCTATAGAACTTCATAGGAGATCTAGAACCAGCTTTAACAGCAGAGTCAAATAGAACCATATCTACTGGTTTACTTGGGTCTACCATCCTGTCATACAGTGCTTTAATGTCACCTGTAGCTATACTCTTGAATAATGGGAATAGAGCCATCTTATTAAAATAAGGTATACCTAATCCTGGTATTTCGTTGAATCTAGTACCAAATGCCATATACTTCATAGCATTTAGAATAACCTTATTAGCTTCTGCATACAGTTTAGGATCTGAATCCCATAGATTAGCTGTATCTTCATTAGTAAGGATTTCAAATGCTTTCTTTATTTCAGGAGACCATACTCCACGCATTCTAAGTAGATCTCTAGTCATATTAGGGCTAATGTATACAGCAGCATCCGCTACATTTATACCTTCTTTGTAACCTTCTACTTCTACTTTAGCAGCTTGTTTAGCTATCTTGACTGATTCAGGATAGATTTTTTCAATTTCTTGAATACTTAAATCTTTTACCTGATTCCAAGCATCTTCACCTTCTAATTCTTGAATAGTTTCCTTAATATTACCTCTAGTAAATAATCCTTCATAGATGTAGTATTGCTTGTCCATTATTTCGTGGTCTTTTAATTCAGCAACTACATATGCATCTCTAATAGGATCATTAAAGAAATCTAGTCTGTTATTCAAACCAGTAGAAGTAAGAGAACCAAGACGTTTGATTTTATCAATAGATACATCTACAGGACCATATTGATCATACTTTACTTTATAGTAAGCAGGAGCTCCACTGAATAACTTTTCTACTTCATTAATAGATATTATACTATTAATTGTATAATCAGCCAACATGTCAAATATAGCATATCCTTCAGCATTAGTTGGATCAAGTTGACTATAAAATGCCTTTCTATTATTCAATTCAACATCATCAAGCAACTTATTACGCAAACTCCAAATATCATTATTTTCATTGCCTTCAATCAATCCTAATTCTTTAGCTGTAGCTATCTCTTGTTTAACACGTTGATTGATTAGAGAGCTTAAAAATGCCTTCTACGTGTCTTTAGATAAGTTAAAGAAATAGTCTTTAGCTGTCTGAAGATTTTCTTTAGCTGATTTCATAGGATCATTGAAGCTAACAAAGCCTTTGGATGTTCTGATACCGGTTAACAATAAGAATCTAGCGCCATTTCCTTCTAATTTCTTAGTATGCTTCTTACCATTCTTATCCTTCCAACTTACTTTATTTGGCGTATGGAAATTCTTTATTCTTCTGGTAGGTTCTAACCAATCATTATTGATAGTACCATCTTCGTTGTAATGTAATCCTGTTTCCTCATCATAATGAGTTGGATCATCATCTATCTGTCTTAAACACAATTCTATTTGATTCAATTCATCATAACAATATCCCAGTAAAGTATCCATACTTTGCTCCCCATATTGGATATAAGCACCTTGAGGAGTGGTATTGAACTTTATTCTTTCATGAGGCAACTTAATTCCTCTAATGAAATGGTATGTCTTTTTATCTGCTACTGTAGGGAATATTATTCTATCGTTAAATACAGCTACCATTTTAGCAATATAATCTTCTCTATCAGTAATACCAAAGTAATCTCTACCTACATCTTGTGATGTGGTATCTTTGAAGTTTATTAGAGTTTCTATAGATAGATCTTTATTACCTCTTTTAACTGCATTTAGAATAATAGAATTACCATTGTATACTACAGCATTTAGATTATCAAAAGTATCCTTATCATTTACTATTTCATTAAGTCTGTCTTTTGCAAAGTTATTCTAAGATACCATGTAATAGCTATTACCATCTGGACCATAGCTACTTAGACTCTTATCTGTAGCATGTTGATAAGCATAGTAATTTGCTATTTCCTTAACAAAACCCTATGTATTCCATACCTAAGTAGGTTGTATTACTCCTTCTGGGCTCTCTATATCTTTGATAGTGTTGTCTTTATTAATAGAGTTTTTGATACTATCTAATGTTTCTATTAATCTAGGAATACCACCAAATTTAATTCTATTTACTAAGAAAGAATTTAGTAATGTATATTGGTCTGATCTAGGATTACCGTAATCTCCAGACATTAACATTCTATTGAGCGTTGGTTTATCTATACCTACACCTACAGAATTTAACATACGAACAATTATATCCTTTAGATACTCTTGGTTAGCTGCTATATGCAAATCTACATTGTTATCGCCTACTTTTAATATACCTTTATTGTTGGTAAAAGCATTTCTAATTCTGTTAAAATTGTCTATTATAACTCGTAAGGTTTGTTTAGCATTATCTGTAGCAACAATAGCACCTGCTTCATTATATCTATATATACCAGCATTATTGAAAAAGTACTGCGACCATACTTTAGGATAGTTAGCTGCTTTTACATCTACTGTATTGTCTTTTAATTCCATTTTTGTAAGACCAGTATCCGCATCTTCACTAATCTTTACTGTTATATAGTTGTTAATGTCAGAAGTAATTACAGTTTCTATCTTAGTAAGCATAGCTTCAGCTTGTGTAGCTACATTTACATCTTCACTCAAAGAGTTCTTTACCAGAGTAGTTAGTCTAAGCAATAATGCTTGATAGAATGTATTACCATTCTTAGCAAAGAATTGCACTCTATCAATAATATTAGATATAGTTCTGCACCCAGATAAATCTTTCAATATGTTTGTCCAAGCTATATTTGGATCTACAAAACTAGGAAAATGAGTATATTCATCAAACTTAGTTTGCGGAGTACCATCTTTCCCTATTTCATATACAGGTATAGTTTGAAAGAAGAACTTTACTTCAGCAGGAGCATTATCTCTAATAGAGATGTTCATACCCTCTATTGTATGCTGGCCTATGTTTACTCCTTCGGCTCCTTCTTCTATATTAGCTAAAGTATCACTTTCATTTCTATCTATTGATCTAATTCCTAATTGCTTTAGTTTAGTAGTAAGCATAGGAAGTATAATAGAGTCAAATTTGTCTACTACTTCATTGATTATATCAGATGGATACTTGTAAGCTTGAGCTTGAAGTATAAGTTTAAGTCTATCAAATTTAGGAGCTTCCTTAGATAAGTCAGAGTAATTAATAGTCTTACCATCTGCAAATGATACTTGGAAGAAAGCATAAGTTAAACTATTTATAATGTCATTTAATTGTTTAACTGTCTGAATATGTTTAAATTTATATCCAGATACTTCCATATTAGCTCCATCACCTTTGTATATTTCTCTGAATCTATCTACATTTTCAGCATTAGGTTTCAAACCATAATACTTACCTCTATTGATCGCTGAGTATACTTTAGCTAATCCATATTGACCAGTTCTAATCCACAATTTGATAAAGTCGTATATTCTTCTAAACCAATTCTTAGTATCAAATCTATAATTACCTGATTCAGTTAACATAAAGTCTTTAAACTGATCAGCTAATTTTTCATCAATCTGTTTATCATTTAGACCTTGTTCTCTATACTTCTTATATATCTTATCTCTGTGTTTAGGATCAATTAATAACTGTGATACTCTGTGCCATGCTTCATGATATTGAACACCTTCTGGAGCCTACTCCGAGATCTTTATGGAGTCCTCTGTTACTCTACCTACTACTAAATTACCAGCTTCTGTAACATCTATTATGGATGATACTATTTCAGGAGTAATGCCCAAAGTAGACTATATCCATTCTTTAGTCTATTTTGGATCCATTTTATCCTCCTCATTAATAGCTAGTTTAGATACTTCTTCTTCAGATACTTCCATATTAGGACCTTTTCTACCTTTACCGTCCAATATAGAAAATATTTCATCCAAATCAATAGTAGTCTATTTGCCAGTTTCATCAGGTAGGGTAATACTGCCCATTTTAGTTTCTTCTTGAACTTTTTGTTGTGATTGCTCTACTTTACTTTCTGCATTTTTATCCACTAACATAACATCATCAATGTATATGTTAGCATCTTGCATAGTATCTGCTATATCAGTAAGTAAAATACCTTGCTTTATGTACCAACCAAGTACACTGATGCCATTAGGATAGCTAGAGTCTACCTATTTGTTGCCTTTACTATCTTTAATAATACCGAAATCTTTGTTAGTAAATTCTAAAACATTGGGTATTAGAGTAATCTTATCTACATTATTGTTCTTCAAGAATAAAGCTAAAGGATACAACTTAGGATCTTTTACTTGAGATTGTAAATCTCCTCCCAAATAATTAGAGCTTAGACCATTTTCATCTATATTCCAATGGAAATTATCCATTATGTATTTTTTCAATCTTTCTCTAATCTCAGGTACTGTATTTATATCATTTAAGTTGTATACCTATTGACCTACTACTAACTGATTATCCTCTGCTAAATAGAATTGTTTGTTCATTCTAGCTCTTACTTGTTCAGGAGATAATCTAGTATCATTAGGATTAGTGGCTGTTTGAGGGCCAAAGTTCACTAAGAACTGTAATACATTCTGTGGAGTAACGTTAGTAACAACTCCATTTTTATCAGTATAGAATTGATCCTTAGAAGTAACTAAATCAATAATTAAATCTGCTACTTCAGGTTTATCTTTAAAGTTATCGTAATTAAGAACAACTCCTATCTATGATGTACTACCATCATCTCTAGAAGTCTTAATCATCCATACTGGCTTACCCATAGGGAAACCCTTAGCTGATATTACTTGGTTTTTAAATCTGATTACACTACCACCTAAACTACCTGTAGTAATGCCTACTTGAGTATTTTCAGGATTAATCTAGTACGGGTCTTTAATGGTTAACCAAGAAGAATCTGTAAGTTTTCTATTTTTAGGACTACCATCTTCATTCTTAAGATTTACAATCTTACCATTTGTTTTTCTAATGGTAGTAGGAACTATTTCTAAGTTAGGATTAGCTTGTACTTGTTTATTAAGTTCTAGAACTTTATTACGTAAAGCACTAAGATTATTTACAATTAGCTATTGGTCATTAAAAGGTAGTCTGTTAAAAGCTCTATTTCCTCTAGCATACAGCCCTTCTATTGTCTTAATACTAGCAATGTATTCTTTACCTTTGTAATTAAATAAAGCGTATATAGCATCTGTAGTAGTACCATCATCTTTAGTATATGGTCTTACTACTATACGTACTCCATTCTTAGTTACTTCTTTAATAAAGTCAGGTTGACCTGTAACTTCTGCAAATTCCTCATTATTAAGGTATTGTTCCATACCTTGGAATTTTTTAGAAGTCCTAATCCATTGACCCTATTCATTCTATTTAGATTCAGTAAGTCTGTAATTTAACTCATGAGAATATGGATCCAGTCTAGAATCATATGTGAGCTCTTCTAACTATCTAGGTTCTGATGTTTGTGTTTCTTCTGGCGTTTGAACTGGCTCTTCTGAAACTTGAGTTGGAGTTTCTAAAGCTTGCTTAGCCTCATCACCAAGCCATCCTCCAAGTATATCACTAAGAGTTGGTACATCTTCTATAGATAAAGGTTCTGTCTTAGTAGCTTCTTCAACTGGAGATACAGGAGTAGCAGTCTCACTAGGAACAGTAGCAGGCTTTTGAGCTTCTTTCTATTTAGTCTGTATGTTCTATTGCTCTCTCTAAGCTATTTCCTCTCTAGCTTCTTGAGCAAGAAGTTTCAATTCTTCAGCTCTAGCTTTTTCTCTATTTTGTAAGTTCTGTGATATTTTCCACTCTCCTGAACTAACAAAATCATTATAAGCTTCTTTTAATAAATTAGAATCAATTTTATTTTCTATTGCTTCTTTCAACTGACTTACTAACTGTTTAGCTTTATCAGAATTACCGTTGTTATATACTTCTTCTTCTAATTGATTTCTAAGATCGTATATTTCCTACCATCTTTCAGCTTCCAGTCCTTCTGCTCTATCCATTTGTGAAGCAGCTACATACTCAGAATAGTTCTTTACATTAGGATGTTGAGATATAAATGATTCACGTAAAGCATCGCTAGCTTGCTTGTAAGCTTGACCAAATTCATTATTTGTGTTCAATACTACTTTACTGTTTCCACGGCTGTCTCTTTCAGTAGTAAAGAATTCGTTCTGAATTTCTTTAGCATTCTGTCTGGCTGACTTTATATCTTCATCTTCCTGTGGCTTTTCCTACTCTTGAACAGGAGCTGGTTTTTGTTTTAAAGGTTCTGGAGTAACTTCTTCACCTTCTTCTGCTACTTTCTCCTATGTTCTACCAGAATACAAGTCTTCTATATCTTGAACAAAATCATCTTCTTTAGCTTCAGAGTTCTTCCATTTATTTATTTTAGCCATTATAGACTTCTTATCGTCAGAAGACATCAAGTTATTTTCTTCACGTGCTCTAGCTTGATCTAGACCAGAAAGAATTAACTATTCCTGAGCATCAGCTAAATCCTGATGTATAGATGGAACCTAAAAATCAGATTCAGTTAAATTATATTCGCTTAATACTTTCTTAAGTTTATCATAACTGTTTTCTAATGCCTTCTTATCAGTATTTAATAGATTTCTGAAATGAATTACATCTGCTTTAGATGTACGTAGACCAGTATTCTTTTCAAGATCATTGAGTTTAGTACTATTCTACTCATAATCATTTATAAGTCTATTATATACTTCTAATTCAGAATAAAGAGAAATAGCATTTCTTATATCTTCTACAGCTATTTGAGCGCGTTGTTCATCAGATAATTTAGATATTACTTTCTCGATTTGCTTATTTACCTCTTCTCCGTTCAGCAAACTTTGCATCTTATTAGAAGATGCTACAAAATTTTGATCTGCTTCTTCAACTAGCTTATCGTAATGATCTTTTAAAGCTATAAGTATATTGTAATCCTCAGTATTTGGTTCTATACCTAATGCTTCAGCCTACTTTAATGCTGACTCAGATGTAGCTATATTCTTTACTCTATTAGCATTATTTCTTTCAGTCTCTATATCTTCTTGAGTAAGACCATCAATATTAGCAGATTGAAGATTGTCAAATGACTGCATCAAGTTATCCCACTTATTATTAGCAGCCATTTCTGCATATACAATGTCTTTTCTTACTCTATCTTTTTGATCTAGTTTTTCAGCATACAAAGCTGATAGCAATTTATCAGCCTGTAATTGGTCTCTAGTTTGTAAGTAAGTGGTAGCAGCACCTATTCCACCAGTCATTAGACCACCAAGTAATGCACCACCTTTAAAATTCTCTAAGAACTCAGCATCATCCGAATATACAGAATCCCAAGGAGTAATTGCTGCAAATATAGATCTTGCTCCAGATCCTATGTTCTTAATGAAACTCTTTGCTAGATTAGGATCTTCTTCAAAGTGTCTATTAATATAGTCCTAACCCTTCATATATTGGGTTCCTTCTTCCGCTCCTTCCATAGCAGAAGATATGAGAATTCTACCACCTAAATCTAATATTGCTTTTCTCTTAGTCTTTTTAGGCAGTTTATCTACACTATCTATACCAAAGCTGGTTATATCGTCTATACGTTCGGCTAATTTACCCTTTAGGAAACCTTTGCCTTTATCGTACTTATTTGCTAAAGTTTTTAATCCTCTTACACTCTTAGCCATTTTACCCAGTGGTACAACTTCTAACATAGTTTGAGTAGCATCCCAAGTAGACAAAGCCATATTGTCGGTATAAAGTGATTTCATACCTTCAAAATTGTTAAGACGTATTTTATCGAACTTAACATTGTTTACTTTTACTTGATTAGTAAGTAATTGATCGTATACGTAATCATCATTATCAATCTATTCTTGAGTATAAGAACCCATTCTTTGCATTTCTGCTTTGGCATCCTTTAATAACTGTTTAGAAATACCACTTTTATTAATCTGATTAAGTACAGCAGATTTATAGTTACTGTATACTTCTCCTTTAGATTCTCTTTCTCTACTTAACAGATTGCCTAATATAGATACTCCTGCCCCAGCAACCATACCAGCCGCTGCTCCAATAGGGCCGAAACTAGAACCTATAGATGTAGTAGCATATGTAGTTCCAGTAGTAAGTATATCATTAGTAATAGTAGCTGCTGAAGAACCTAATAAACCTGGTAATTTAAACAAATAAGTATCTATATCAGTAAGATCCATACCTGGTTGTTGTGACTTTCTACGATAGTAATCGGATGTTAATTTACTATTGTATTCATCAGCAGTATTTTGAGCAACATCAGCCTAGAATAAGGCAGAACTCTTTTTAGCATACAAAGTATTAGGATCTACATAAGACCCTGTTGCTTTATCTATCTGTTCAGTTGTCTAACGATCTATTTCACTTAAAGCTGAATTCCAATTTCCATTAATGAAATCAGTTTTCAGCTTTGTATTCAAAGAAGAATCATTTAATTTATCATTTAAGATATTATCATATGCTTCCTTGTTATTAAGAATAGTATCTGATAATTGTTTTACCTACTGTTTTAAGTCTTGGTTATTAGGGTCTTGTCTTAATTGTGGAAGTATGGTATTAATATTACGTACAGCTTGAATATAATTTTTAGCATTTAGAATTGTATTATAATCCTAATCAGCCATTACATAATCACCTAACGCACTATCTCTAATAGCTTCATTTCTTTTGAGATTCCAATCATTAAAAGCATTAGATACCCAATCTGTAACTCCATAATCATCAGGAGCCCCCTCATAAGAGGGGTTCTCCATAGTATGGAAATATTCTTCTATATTAGCTTTAGGAGCCTAGTAAGCATCATATAAAGCTGTTCTCTATCTTATACTATCTATTAATGATGTATCGTATACTTTTCTTTTCATATTATCTTATACTTCCTAATGTTTGTAATGCTGAAGTTCCATATTCATTTTTAGCTTGGGATGTACCGCCTATACCTGTAGGTGAACCACCTTGCCATCTTTGATTTACTCTTTGCCAGAATTCTGGAGCATTGTTAGTACTTGGTAATGCTTTGAATATATCCATCTCAAAATATTCATGACCATCTTCTCCAACTACTTCTGTAACTTCTGAAGCTTTATATAAGTCTTTTAATGCAGTTCTGGTACTCTGTCTACCAAACGGAGCTACTAAGTTATCTGCAAATCCTTGTGTTAAACCTTTATCGCTCCAAAGACCTGTACCTAACGCTTGTTCTATTCTTTCTTTAGGTATTCTTATTTTACCAGATAATGCAAATGTTCCAGGTCCTACTTTAACCATTTTGCCTTCAGGTAAGAACTGTACATCAGATAAATTACCTGATTCAAGTACTTCCTTTAATGGGAAGCTTGTGTCTCTACCAAAACCAGCCACTCTTTCTGCTTTTCTAGGGGTAGTTTCAGAAGCAATTTGGAATACTGTTTCTGGTAATAAGAATCCTCTAGAATCATTAAACTGATATACATTCTTTGTGGTTCCATTTTCATCTTTTATTTCTTGTTGTGAACCACCTATACCAGTTAATAAATCGTCACTCTCAAGTAAGCTAACATTACCTTTAATCATATCTAGAGCAGAATTTACTCCTTTTAAATATCCTTGTTTAGAATATTCTTTGTTACCGCTTACTGATATAGGAGAGAAACCAGATGTCTTTTGGAATTCATCTCTAAGTATATGCTTGTTAGCTAAGCCTATCATTTGAGCTTGTAATCTATCAGCTGCATCTGACGCACTTCTAGCTACTATCAAATCATTATCATTACCTGTAGCTCTATAAGCATTAGAATACTGCATTGCAGCCTGATTAAGTTGCATATATGAGCTCATCATATTATCAATATTCTGAACTCCTTTCTTAGCATCTTGAGCTATTTTAGTATTTGGATATTTACTTATCAATCCTTCTATATAGTTTCTATATTGATCAAATCTAGAACCAATTCTAGATTGTACACTTCTAGTAATAGATTCATTTAAGAAGTCTAATCTAGTTGGATTAGGTCTAATTATCTCATCTCTACCAGTCCTACTCGCAGCAGCTTTAGCCTACACTAGCCACAACGGATCAACTGTTAATTGAGGTCTTCTAGTTCTATCTATCTAGGAAGAAGCAATCATATCTATAAATTGTTGTCTAGCTGCATCTGCATCTCCACCAGTATTTTTAAGCATCTATTGGTAATATTTCTGTCCTTGGGGAGTATTAATGAGATCATTATAATGAGCGTTAGCCACAGCGTATAGGTCATCCATGTTATTACCAGTTACTTGGTATTTAACTCCATCTTTCCATTGTACACCTAAACTACCAGGTTTTAAATTATCAAAGTAAGGATTACTTAACTGATTAGCGGTCATGAATTTCACAGGACTAATATCTTCAAATACTTTCTTAGTTCCTAATGTGTCATAGTTAGCTATATCAGATTCATCCCAATCTTCGTTATACAGCCCTTCTGCTTTCATCTTAGCCCTGGTCTATAACCCTAATCTAAGATTATCAGCACTTTCCTTAAGTAAGGACAAAGATGAATAATCGGTACTATTAATTAAAGACTGTAGATTAGCTCTAAAGGAGGCGTCTTTCATAGCATCAGGATTCTGGGCTATCTAGCTAATGGCATCCTGTACATCCTTTCTATTAATAGTTAAATTATACCAGTTCTGTGTATCTACAGCAGATGGGGAACGAAATTCCCCAAACTTCTGTAATGCTGTACTAAATTGTTTAGCTGCTTCATCTACTGCTGCTTTCTATGTAGCTCCTATTCTGTATAGTTCCCCAAAGTTAATAGGAACGTATGTGTTTAATATAGGGGCTTCAGCAGCCTAATCATATCTATTAGCTGTCATTATCTATTTCCTCCCTTATTTAACCATTTTTTAAATTGACTCATATCAGCAGAAGTAAAACCAGCTTGCAAAAATGGATCGTATAATTTAAGCATAGCATTATCTCTACTTCTTTGATTGCTCATTAATTCTCTATTTTGAGCCCACTGACTTAATTGACCTAAACCTGTTCTGCGAATATTTCTAGCAGTAGCTCTGTTACGAGCATTAAGCTCAGATGCTAAGTTAGTAGCTTGAACCCACTGCTGTCCTAAGTTATTCATTGTGTTGGCATATTCCGCTTTATACTGATTATTTGCATTACTTTCAGCAGCTCTAGCAGCAGCAATAGCCTTATTGGTAGCAATTGCATTCTGTAATCTAAACGCCATATCTTGACCAGTATTAGTTCTTTGTTGACTAGCTGCATAATTAGCTACATTTCTATTAGTTTCTATGTCTCTGAGTAGTGGATCAATATTGTATCTACGTCTACCCATAGTGTTAGTAATAGCTGTAGCATACGGGTTGTAATTAGCAGGTACTGCTTCTGGACTACTAGTAAACAGATTAGACATTATAGGAGCTAAAGAAGTCGCTCCACTAATCAAACTGCTTAGCCCTTCTAATATTACAGGTTCCTCTTGTGGAGCAGTAATTACAGGTTGTACTGTTGCACCCGTTATAGTTCTAGTTCTAATATCTTCTGGAGTAGCATCTATGTCAAAACTTTCATCTATAGTATCCAGATTAGGTATTATCTCTGGAGCAGTAACTTTAGCAGTTTTAGGTATTACTCTAGAAGTATAGTTAGTAGTGGTTACTTTAGGAGATGCTTTTCTAGTAGCATTATCTATTTCTGATACTCTACCGTAATTATCCCAAGGAGCAGTAACGTCACCTTTCATGCCCCAAGTATCTCTAACTCTTGGTGTAGGGGCACTGACACCCATACTGATTTCACCAGCAAATCTAGGATCTATCATAAAACCAGCAGCATTATATCCAGCTGGAGTATTATCACCTCCTCTAGCAAAACTTTCTAGTTCTTTAGTTTTATTCTTAATGCCTTTCTTAGCTTTAATACTTTCCTGCATAGCAAATAATTTGTCATGCATTAATTTGTTATTCATCTCGTTAAGCATATCTGCATTCTAAGCGTATATGTCTTTTCCTTTACTTTTCTTTCTAGTCATTACTTTATCACCTAATTCTGCAAAGGTTTTATTTGTACCAGGTACTTTCAAAGTATTACTTAATATTCTACTTCCTTCTGGTAAGTTTACTAAATTACTATCTGTAGGTTGTCCTTGTTCAGGCACTTTACTTACCGTACCATCTGGGGTCTGTATTAGTTCTCCATCATCTACATAAGCCAATGATGAAGGAACTTTACCACCGTATTCAAATACATCAGTATCAAACTCTGTGTTATCTTCATTAAACTCATTAGCTAATCTTTCTGTACCAGCTACAGCTTCTCTATTTTGAAATGCGTTCAATCTTATAGCAGCTCTACGTCTTCTAAGTTTCTTATTTCTAAATGCACCTCTTAAGCCAGTACCCAGAGTACCTTCATCAAAGTCAGTAAATGAGGTCATTTCTGCTGCCTTTCCTTTTTTACCTATGAGACCAGCAGCTGCACCAGCTATACCACCTACTAATCCACCTACAGGCCCCCCTATAGTCATACCAAGTTGTGCACCAGATCCTGCTCCTTCTGCAATACCTGCAATAGATTGCATAGTGGCTTCTCCGCCTGTAGTAGCTGTAGATGTCTAAAAAGGACTTGTTAATGTATTTATAGTCCCTGGTATTGCCTAAGTTATACCAGATATATTTCCTATACCAACCTTAGTAGGGTTACTTTTAACTATAAGGTTGCTAGGATTATTAGGAGCAATACCTCTAGATATAGAGGATTGTAATTCCTGCATATTACTTAAAGATACCGGCAAACCAAACTACGCAGCAGGAATCTGTATTTTTCTTTTGTTTTTATTCTTTTTCATATTAAATTCTAGAATATCTATAAGTAGTTGTTATCTAAGGTATCTAAAAAGAATAATCCTTATCTGATTTAAACTTATAATCACAAACCATATATTTACCTCTCATTCTAGCAGGAAATGACATATTGTCTTCTTCCTCGAATTGATCCTATCTTGGAACAGGCATTCTATAAGTATCTTCACGATAGTCAAATACTAAATCTTCTCCTTCTTTATTCGCTACTTGATGTTTAGTATTGAATTTTATTCCATCTAATATGTCATTAGTTAATATCTTATTATTAGGATCTATAAATTCTCCTTGTAATGCAATATTATCAAATACTTTAGTATATTGAGGATCTTTGTTTACTATGATTCGTAGTCTTATATCCTTACTTGTATCACCAAATCTTTCTATATCTAATGAATTTATTATATAAAATTCATTATTCTTAGTAGCTACAACCTTATCTCTGAGAGGTAACGTAAAATCTGGATCAAATGTATATAAAGATGTAAATACATTTAGCTTCTCATTATATATCAAAGACTTATTATATAATCTAAACCATACTTCGTCATATTTCTTATCATACAACGAATTAGCTCCTTTAGTTTTCTAACTATACATTGTGTTCATATATGATTGTACGTTACAGTCTTTTGTGATTATACTTATTCCGCCTCCTGTAGATTTACATATTTCATTCTTATCCTAGTCATACCAATAAATGCTATTGCTAGAGTTTACTATACTTCTATCATTAATAACTTTAATACCATTTAAAGTACTTAAGTAATCATATCTATCTAATACACCACCAGTACCTAATACTAACTGACCTACATTATTATCTTGTATCAGCGATCTTTCATTTACAGATAATACTCCAAAAGCATTATTCTACCAAAAGTACAATCTATTAAATATACCTCGTATGTTAGTTATTTCTCCATACTGATAATCTACATCTATGAAATTAGCTGGTTTAAATACAGACCAATTGTCTATATTTTCATTGATAGTTTTAGCCTGTGATACATACACTCTATTGGCTGATTTTACATTAGCTTCATCGTATAGACCTCTAGTACTGAATAATTTAGCATCTGGTGTTACTGAATAAACATCATTATACAAATAATATGGTTTACTTTGGGAATGATATTGCTACATTTGAGTAGGCTCTAATTGCATAAAAGCATCCACTGCACCTGTACCTGCATTGTATGTTCTATTGGTCATTTCACCCATAGATAACTTTAGGTTTATAGTGCTTTCTAAAGGAATGTAAGCTCCAAAGTATCTCTTGTTTTCATTCCATTCATTTACATCATTCCTTTGAAATATCATCTGGCACGGATAGTCTAGTATCCCTAAGTAAGTATCACCACCAAATGCATATACTGTATTATTAGCTTTATTACCATAAGCTCCAACAGGTATATAAGTATTACTAGTTCTAGATGAATAAGTATTACCACTGTAAGGTATAATTGCTTTTTTAACATTAACTACAGTTACAACGCAATCATTCATCATATTAGAGTCTCTGTAAGCAGAAACTCTTTCTATACTTTGCTTATCCTATTCAGAAGATTGTAGTATCATACATGGTCCAGCTGGACCATAGGTAACAACATTATCACTATTTCCAGCTTTATAAAATTCACTAGTTGCCCAATTAGTATAAACAATGTCACCTATATTTATCTTATAAGGAGCTACACCACCATTATTAGTTACATTATAAGGTATATTTTTTGCAAGTTTAGCATCTATAATAGTCTATTCTGCTGAATTATAGATAGAAGATCCTTTAGAATAGAATTTTTGTATGTAAGCCCCACAGAAATCATCTTTATGAATTTTAAATACTTGAGCTGCATTTTCAGATTGGCTGTCATCTTTATTGACTACCTTGGTCCATTTTCTATATTCAGATGAATTTACAACTGTATTATTAGGTGGATATACACTTCTATTATTCATTCCTACCCAATTCTATACATTTACTCCAGTGGTTGTATCTACTTCTGCTGTACTAAAGTAAGAATGAATAAGACTTTCCTATTTAATATACACATTATCTTTGAATACTTCTTCCGCTTTCTCTCCATTAAAACAAACCTCAGGAGATATAAATCTCCAATACCCAGATGCTATGTCGTTAGTATCTATAGTACTAGTTCTTTTAGATACAGAACCGTTAAGATCCATTACCATTTGCCTACGCTTGTTCATCAAAAATGGCATTGGTCTGTACTCATTCGTATCTTTAGACGTACCTCTACCAACTTCACCGTTATCTCTATCTTCTACTATCTTATAATTATGTAGTGAAGTAATTACTCCTTGTGATACAATTGTTCTATCTTGTTCAGTACGATCACATCTAACTATTTCATATGATACAGCGTCTATAGGGAAGTTTTTTACTGTAAATCTAACTCCTATAGGCATAGACTAAAATACATTATTGCCTCTATCCTAATTAAATGCTGGAAAAGTATCCATGTTAGGAAATCTTATATCCCCTATCCATAATGTTGGTGATGCTATAGATTTACTATTGTAGAATACTATACCAAATCTATATACCTCGTCTCGTTGATAACTTCTAAATAAAGCAGATATTACTGGATCAGCGTAATTCTTCTATCTTGTGGCAGTCTTTATTTTCTTAGTAGTAGCTAGTTCCTATTTGTTAAAAAATATATCTGTTGGATCTACATGATATAAGTCCATACTTTCTACAGTTTCCGAACTATTTCTAATACCTACATTGTTTCTTAACCCGCCATTTAAAATAGAAATAAAGTCTTCCTTTAATTCAGTATATACGAAACTATACTCTATATTAAGACCGTTACCTCCTAGTTTATCACCCTTACCGTAAACGTATGGTAATATAGTTAACTGCCCACTAATGTCTCTCTTAGCATTATAAGGGTTAATACAATCGTGATGCGCTGGAACTTTACGCATTGTGTCATAGTCTTCAATTCCAAAGTACATATAATCATTCGGATCTGAAGTTTCTAATCTAACGTTACCATCCTTATTTGCTCTATATGCTCTAGCATCATACTCTACTAGCTTACCATTATCTTCTATCATAGGAACCCAAGAGGTTTCTGTAATATTAGAAGCAAATAATCTGTTCTATACAGAAGTAATACTGTTACAAATAAAAGCATAACTAGTAAAGGCGTTAAATTCTTCTTGAGTCATAACACTAAGCTAATTACTGCCTGTATCTGTATAACTTATTACATTCTTGTCTGTATCTATTTCTATATCATCTACTATAGAATAAGTAGGAGTAGAATTGTTATCTTTATAGAAGATACGAATAATAGTACACCTATTAAAATCTTTAGTATCTAATGGAGCCTATATAGTACATCCTTTACCAGTATAGGAATCTTTCTATGATCCATAATGATCTACTAAGTTAGCACTAATACTAGAAGCATCTAGATGCACACAATTACTCAAACTAGATATAGATGTCTGTTGAGAATGAGGATTATATAGTCTATAACAATACTATACCATGCCAGCTTGAAAGTTACCAGATACTATTTCTGTAATTTCAAATGGAGGTAACACTGCATTAGGTATTATATCAATGCTATCAGGATTAAGTATGTTACCATCAGAATCTACTAATGGATTATCTTCATTAGGATATTTTACATACTTATCACTCATAATATTAATTATCTTAATAGATGAATTGCCATCTGTAAAGTAAGCTTTAATATTTGATTGTGTTTCATAATTTAATACTATACTCAATTGATTTGAATTAGCTTCCTCACATAACCTTAATTTTCCCTATAATACAACTGTACTAACTAAATTGGGAGAATCAAAATTTTCTATACGATATATCTTATTATAGCCATCCACTAACTTAGTAACTACTACAGCAATATCATTAATAGTTGCAGTACCTATTATTTCTTCAGTACTCTTGATGCCATAATTATACTTTTTAGCACCCTCTACACTCTAAAGAACACCACTAGTACTAGAATCATCAGTAATGATACGAACATCCTAACCAAATCTATATTGATTACTTGGTAACATACTGGCGGCACTATCAGTGTTCATTCCACCATAAAATGTATTTATTTGAGCTGTATTACTAATCATAATCTATTCTAATTATAAAGTATTTGTTCTTCACCAGTAGTACTAAAGAAAGTATCATGATCATTAAATTCTGGATAAAGCTTATGATAGGTATTTTTAATACTTTCCAGTTCATCTACTCCAGGTAACATAGCTTCAGCATAAGCCTACTTTCTATAGTAGTTCCAGCTAGTCTTCATTTCTAAGTAATCCTACTAAGATATTTGTCCCTTTAGCTTTCTCGGATACATTAATTTTAATGTAACGTACCACAATAATGCTTCTTTATAGGATTCCATATCTGGTATCATAGGCATGCCTTCTTCATCAGTAAATATAGCATAATATTCTATTTTGACAAAACCGGTAGGTATATTAGTCATAATATAACCTGGTTTTGTCATATACTATAAATCTGCGCTGTACATTGTACCATCGGTATGAGCAAATTTACCATTTACATATCTGTTAGCTGGACTTGCTACAGTATACTGGTTTACTAATGCACTTAAAGTATTACGCATATTAGAATCTGAATTAAGCTTATCTAAAGCTTCTCTATCAGATACTAAATTAAACATATTCTTTACTAATGGTATTAGACCAGCATCAGGTATCAACATACAGGGTCTATCAATACAAGTATCGTGTTGAACCCCAAAGCTAGAAGTAGCTTTTCGCATAGGTAGCCAACCACCATTATTCTAAAATGAAAAAGCAACCTATCCAAGTTTATATAGGTCACATGGTAATGCTGCCTAATGACAATTAACTGGTAGTACCGCTACTTTGTGTTCATATTGTTGTATAGCCCCAATTTTTAACATTCCTTCGCAAATCCACTCACGAATATCAGAAATTTTAATCTGATCCTCTTTTAAGTCTAAATCCGCAATGACCTTTGCTAGAACAGTCTTAGAGCTAATCATTCTATTGTTTATCATAATTCTGGATAATCCTTTAACTTATTAAAAATAATTTGAGCGAGTGTGCGTTTGTTTTCTCTTGAAGCTATGAACTAATATTTACCTTTATTAGTTAGTAAACAATTCTTTTTAGACCAGTGAAATCTATATTTGAAGTAACCACTATGCTCGTTAAGTAAGTATACCGGTTCTCCAGTTTCCTTTGTTGATTTCCAATCCCATCTTAAACTCTTACCAGAGAATTCTTTTGGCTAATGTTTGATTACTTGTAATGTACCTAATCTGCATGGGAGTTTGAATTCTTTGCAATTGTACATTATTTCATCTCGTATGTATTTAAAGTAATCAGTTACTATTGCTTTATAAGTTTTTAAATCTACATCATACTATGTATTAGGATCAATACTCTTCTTATAGTTTGTGTAGAAGTCAGCAACAGTATAACTCTTACGTCTGTATTTTACTCTTTCTCTCATTTACTATATCTATTCTAAGTATCGTCCTTGGAATCATTAGTAACATCACTAGGTTGTGTTACTAATATCTTTAATTCTTTCTCAAGTATCATCTAAGTAATAGTAGGTATCATAGATGCTGGTATTGGATAATCACTGTCTGGATTATAACAAGCTTTCTCCTCTGTAGGATCTTCTGCAATTACATCTACTTCTATATACTCTAACTAATTAGAATCTCCTTCTACATATACTTTATTACCTCTAACCCAAGCAATATAGTCTTTACAAGTAGCTTTTCTGTATCTTTGTAATTTAGCTTTAGTATAACTACCTAACTAAATTAAATTACCAAACATATCTCGTATAGCTACTACACCAGGTCTATTCTTAAAACCAATTAAAGTTGGCAATTCTCTATCGCCAACATATATAAACTTACCTGGTACTATTTCCTCTCTATCTAAATGAATAGGTCCAAGAGTAGTCTTATATGCTTCATCAATATCATAGCCTTTGTCTATAGCTTGTTTAATTAGCATAGCCCTATAACTCTTGATCCACATCTCAATCTAATGTCTAGATAGATGTTCAGATTCAGTAATATTACTATTGCGCGCTATTAGTAATATATTATCAATTAAGTTATTAAGTGACATATTATTTATAATTAACGTTAATACATCCTAAAACGCATTTTAAAGCTCATAGCGGCATTTTATGGCTAATTGCTTACAATCCCTTTAGTTATGTAATAGCTCTTCTTACACAGTCTTAAAACAAAAAAAAGGTTGACCTTATTGATCAACCTCTTTCATTACATTCTACATATTCTGTGGTAACATCTATTTCATGGGTGGTGGAACCATAGAACTTGCTTGTTTAATTATATTCTTTAATTCGTTTACTTCATCTTGTAGTTCCTTTAACCTAGGATCCTCTGTATTAGTAGGTTCCTTTGGTATATCTAGTTTCTCAAGTAAAGCCTAGCACTTACTCATTTCTTCATCACACTTAGCTATTGACTCTTTCCTAGCTTTATAAGTGTTGTACTAATTCCTTATTATACCTACAATCTCCTGTTTATCTGTAGATATAGTTAAACCTAGATTATTGTCTGTTATCACGGTCCTATTCTCAGGTATAGAGAATTTTTTCTATTCCCCATTACATTGTATAGTAACATCTATTAATTTCTTCCTAGGTTGATTAGGTAACTAAAACTAACCAGGTTGTAATGGTTCATCGTATGCATTCGATACTGATATAACAGTACCTACATTGTATTCCGTTGTTTTTTTGAATGTTCCGACAACTTCTATAATATAGACGTTATCCCCTTGATTTAATTTATCGAATGTCATAATATTAGTTATTAAAGGGCTACTAAAAAGTAGCCCTTGTTATTATTAAGCAGATGGAGTAGCAGTTGCTTTATAACCACCGCTTACCAAAAATACTTGATTTGTATACTTATTATAATGGAGTAAATATATACCAGTACCTGCAAGATTTTCAACTCTAACTGGTTCATTGTTATAAGTTACTAAAGGTCTAGTATCACCATTAGTGCCAATTAGTATTGGTAATGTAGCACTAGTACCTGTAGGTATTGCAGTTCTTAAGTCTATATAAAATCCACCAACATAATCTCTATTTCTAAATGCATGATTAGGAAGTTCTAATGTTACAGCTTCAGTTCCAACTGTAACATTAGTTACTGGTAAAGTATTGTAATTTATTCTTCCTAATGAAGGAAATAGAAAGGGTAATCCTGTAAAAAAGTTAGGCCACATACTTACCTCCTTTCTTACTGGAATTAACCCCAGTAATTATTGCATCCACAACCGTATCCACTACGACCATATGCTACATCACCAGCGTATGCACCATAGGCAGCAGCACGATAAATATCTGTGTTAATGGCTGTTAACTGAGGATAAGGTACGCTTACTGTATTAGGTAATTTGCATTTGATACCATCAACATCTGATTGCAAATCATTCAGTCTAGTTACAATAGGAGCAGTAGCCTGATTAATCATAGAACCTACAGCAGCTGTCTGATGTTCGTTACTCAACTGAGAAATCAAAGTAGAGTTCTTTTCACGTAAAGTATCAATCTTATCTAACAGAGCTTGGTTCTGTATAGCATCAAGCTTAGCGATTATAGACTGAGTATTAGCTGTATTGCTATCACGGAGAGACAGGGTATTGCTGTTCATAGTGTTAACCAAGTTATTAGTTTGGTTACATACGGACAACTGATTTTCATAACCCATCTTAGTTATGTTGTTGTTTACAGCGTCAATAGAACGCTGAGTTGTGCAGCAGCAGTTAGCTAACTGAGAAGCAAGATTTGCATTACCAGAAGTAATAGCATTAATTACTTCACAACTTGACAGCTTAGTATCACAAGAGATCTAACTTACACCAGCATTGATTTGATTCAAAGCGGACTGAACTGCATTGATGTCACAGTTCAAAGTAGTTGACAGATTGCTTATTGCATCTTTATTACCATTGATAGCCTACATGAGCAAATTAGTATTAGCATCAGTATTTAGTTCAGAAGCTAATGCACCAGCGTTACGGCCACCGAAACCGTTACCACCCCAGCAGAACCAGATCAGAATGATCCAGATCCACCACCAACCGCCGTTTCCACCGAAACCACCGTTGTTGTTCATCATAGCCATCAAAGCTGCAGGATCCATACCTTTATTAGCATTTTGCATTAAAGCAGCGAGACCAGCGTCGATACCGCGATCTTGCACGATAATTCTATCTTCTAACATAATTGATTTAGTTTATAAATTGATTTTAATTAATATCTGATATAACGAGTGGATCTACCACGGCTATATTCATTATAAGGATTATATTCTCTTTCACTTTCGCGATCGAATAGTTTATTGTACTCTTCAAAGTCTTCTTCTTTCATAGAAGGAAATACTCTACTGTAAGTATACATACCTCTTCTACCTCTACCACCTCTAGAACCGCGTCTAAACATTCCGTAAGGTTCTTCCTCACCCTCGTGTTTCTCCAGTTCTTCTTCGTAGCATTCCATTTCAGCTTCTCTGATTTTATCACACATTACGTAAATGTAGTAGTACCACATTTTACCCTCGTCTATATCTTTGTCATTAAGCCAAGCCTTTGCGAATTCAACGTAATGTTTAGTGTTATTAGAACCAGTAATGTTCATAATAACTCTATAGTAATCAGAATATACCATGTTCAATGCTACATACCAATCGTAACGATTGTATTTACCAGTTAAGGAAATACCATACTGACTGGCTAATGTGGTAGTCTCTTCTATAGACCAATGCGGTCCACGAGTACCATCCTCATTTTCCATTTTCATTACAGCTTTACGAGCGTGTTCCTCATTGAAGTGCGGACCATGTTCCATCTCGTAAGCCTTAACACGAAATATTCTATGCATATTATTATTGATTAATAATTATTGAATATATTTATTTAAACGCCAAAAATAACTTTTGGCACTCATATACGTTATATATTTATATAACTAGTTTTATTTTTATGAAGGAAATTTGGAAAGATATTGAAAATTTTGATAATTATATGATATCTAATTTTGGAAATGTAAAGTCTAAAGCCAGATATGATTCATCAGGAAAAAGATATTTAAAAGAAAAATATCTTAAGCCTGGCAAACTACGTCATAATCATCTTATAGTGATATTAAAAGGAAACGACGGTCTGAACCATACTATGAGAGTACATCGAATAGTAGCTATGGCTTTCTTAGATAATCCTAATAACTATCCTATAATAAATCACAAGGATGAAAATCCGTCTAACAATCATGTAGATAATCTAGAATGGTGCACATACAAATACAATACTAATTATGGTACTGCAATAGAAAGACGATCTTTATCAAAAGAAAAACCAATAGAACAGCTAACTTTAGATGATAAAATTATTAAAGTGTGGAGAAGCGCAAAAGAAATAGATGACAAACTTGGTTTTACACACGGTAATATATCTAGATGTTGTAAACATAACAGAAAACAAGCTTATGGCTTTAAATGGAGGTATGCATAATACCTCCATTTTTTTATTTTCCTATTTCTATTACACGAGTGTCGGTCACTTTAATCAGTGGATTACTATTAACCACTTGATATTTCTTTATTCTTATACGTCGCCAATCAAAGTGCCAGAACCTAACCCAGCCATTTTTATATCTGTTTTTATATTCTTTCTTATCTTCTACAAATATAATTTGTTGATTTTTTATATCAATCTTGGCTGTTAGGATTGAGTCCTTTCTACTAACTATGATAGTTGTTAAATCATTGAGCTTTAGCTCTTCGTTAAAGTCTATTAACTTTTCTTTGATTACTGTTTTCACAGAATCATTAATCTAGGTATTGATTACACTTGCGTCAGTTAGGTTCTTGTCTTTGATTTTTAATTCTTTCTTAACCTTATTAACTTGCTATATTAAGCTATCTTTACTATGGTTAAGTTCATCTATAGTAAGCTAAAGTACTCTGCTATTATCCTGAGCATTGGAAGCTATTTCTTCATATGCTCTTATGTTGTTAGTTATTCTGTCTATTTCTCTGTTCTTGTTCTGTAGCTAATTATGTTGATAAAAAATAGTCGCAATAAGTAAACTAACTAAACCTACTGCGACTACTTTGAAATTCTTTCTTAACCAATTAACTACGCTTATGACTGGTATCATCTGAAAGTTCATCATCTAATTTGACATCTAATATCTGTTCCCCTTTTTTCTTTACTAATTTCTTAAGTAAAGTCCACACTTTCCATCTGGGGTGAAGTTTACCTAAGTGTTCAAGTAAAGTAAAGAATTCTACGAGTGCTATAGCTCCAGCAACAAATTCTACAGCATGTAAATTAATTGAAGTTACTATAAACTTCTCTATAGTGAATGCACCACAGATTGCTACGATAGCATCTCGTATTTTATAGAATATCTTAGAAAATAATCTCTTAGATTTACTAACAATATCGGTTGTCTCCTTCTTCTTATTTACCTTACATTCATATATTGTATCTAAAATTATAATAGCAGCTAAGGCTAAGATAGGGACATAAACCGGAGAGTATAGAGATATTAATCCACCAATCGCACTGATAGTAAACTTCTCTACACTGCTAAACATATTTTTAAATATCGGCATTGTCTGTTCTCCTAACTGATAATAATTCATAGATAGTAGTTTGATAAGGTAACCAAAAAAGTCCCAGTAGATTCAAAAAGGGGTTTAAAAATCAACTGAGACTAAATGACATTTGTTCGAGATTATATTTATAAAACGAGAGATTTAATAATGTGTTACTAACTCAAAAATGTTATTGATTGAAACCAATAGCAGTTCTTACGAGCTTCTAGCATATTCAATCAACTAATGATACTTAATTATCTTCTTTAGTAGATTGATACCATTACAATGTTTCATCCAACCAATATGACTACAGACTTGCTGCCTATATTCACTATAAGTCATGTGCTTAAGTTTATTCATAGCAGCAACTTTCTTACACATTTTGTGTTTAATATTCTTTCTAATCAAAGTATAATCGTGATAGATTTTATATCCTACAAAAGATATACTTCTATCTTCTACTTTGAATATCTGATAATTACTTTTAATTTCTAATTTAAGTGTGCCTAATTGTTCTCTTATTTCATCAAGTAATTGTCTTAAGTATTCTTTATCACTATGAAGTATTACCATATCATCTGCATATCTAAAGTAATACTTAACAGCTTTATCCTCTTTAAGCCAATGATCAAAGTATGACAAATAAAGATTGGCAAAGAACTAAGAAAGATAATTACCAATAGGAACTCCTTCTACAGAGTCTATAATACCATCTAACAATGCAAGTAGCTTATTGTCTTTAATCTTCTTTCTAACTATCTACTTTAATATTTCATGGTCTATACTTGGATAAAACTTTCTTACATCTAACTTGAGACAATATACTGTATTCTATTTATCTTTCAATGCGCTTTGTATATCATATAATGCTTTATGAATTCCTCTCTTCTTAATACAACTATAAGTATTAGTAATAAATACAGAACGCCAAATTGGTTCTAATATATTCATAATAGCATGATGAACAATTCTATCAGGATAATAAGGTAATTTGAATATAAGTCTTTCCTTAGGTTCTCTAATTATAAATGTAGAATACTTAGAAGTAGTATAAGTTTGGTCTATCAGTATACTTTGTAATCTAACTAATAAACTGTCTTTATGCTTATCAAACTCCTTAATATCATTTCTATTACCCTTGTTCTTTCTAGCTTTCTTATCAGCTAAATATAGATTGTCTATTGAAACAATCTTTTCAAATAAATTATTATATCTTTTCATCTGAAGCACCTAAGTGAGTCTTCACCGAAGTTACCAACACACTCGTTTAGGTTAGTTATATTTTGCCAAGAGGCAAGGTCTCGTTCCTCAAAAATAATCTGAAAATCACTGATAGTTCTCTGATAATCGTGCTTCATTGTACTGACATTAGCATTCGCATTACTAAGGTCATTGTTAGAATTCAGATTGAATAAACCTGCATTGGAACTATTACTCGTGTTAGCCCCTATCTAACTTACTTGTTCAATCCAGAACGACAACCTATTTGTTAATAATTAAGGGATATATACCAGACGAGTACCGACAAGAGCATCCGCATAACCAAGGTCAACGGAAGAATACAGAGAGAAGAAACCCGCAGTGGAACCATTACCCGCGTTAGCCCCCAACAGTAAAGTTCTGTCAGCTTCTACAGCATTCGTCCAATAATAATCGCAGAAATAAGTAGTATAATTAGCTCCATCTTCCTAACAGAATAAGTCAGCAGCCGCATTATTTGTAATGCGTTTAATCCATTGATTGTTAATAGTGAGAGTAGTTAAACCACTATCTTCATATAACGATTTATCTATGCCAAAATTCTCTTTATTGTTGGTGACGTATATCTTATTGTCTGTTCCTGTTACAACAATATCACAACAGTTCTTCCATATATGACCAAATGGATTTTCAATACCTCTGTATCTATTAGCGTATTGACTGGCTTGTGTTTCAGTACCTTCTGCATCTGTATTAACGTATGAATACTGTACTTGACCAGAACCATTACCTAATGAATTAGTAGTACCTGTAGGTACAAAAGCCCATCTATCAGCACCGTTTTCTTTCTTAGTTCCATTAGTAATACCATTACCAAGTCCACCTTGATGATAACCTTCTTCGGTCAATGCTGTGTTAACTGCTTTCTAACTATCAAGGGTAGCATATTCTACTACATAACACCAAGTAATAAACTTATGTATCTCATAAGTATAGATAGCATAACTATTACTTCTACCATTACGAGCCTGTGTCAAGAAAGTAGCTCTATTAGTATTTACAGTAGGTACTTGATTTCTAATTGAGTATAAAGTACTGCCGTCCCTATAAGCTTCATATGCAGAGCAATACTTCTTACTAAACTTAGTATATCCTTCTAAGGGATACAAAGACATTCTGATTTCCCAATCATAGTCTCCGTGTACTACCACAGTATAATATGCATCAGGTAATTCAACCATATCATTACCATCTTCAATGCTATTAGTTACTTCAGAACCATCTTCGTAATGATCCCAATCTGTAGCATTAAAGTATTTAATAGTACCATCAGAAGTAAGTCTACAGCCTTTGAATAATGATTGTACTGGTAGGTCTTTATGCATTTGCATATTACCAGTTCTTACTCCATCAGGACTACTACCTGTAAAACGTACTCCATACCATAAGTCACCTGCAGCATATATCTAAGAACCGTTCAACCACATCTCTTGAACGGATTTCCCATTAGCAGCAACTTCTTGGAATGTTAAATTATTTAAACCAACTTGTCCCATAATTAAGCTGAAAGTTTAATATACAATATACCAGGAGTCTAACTACCTACTTCAGGTATTTCATTTACTACTTTAATCTGAGTAACATCTGTAGAAGTTACTTTATTAGCTACAGCAGTATTTATCTTATTATTTGCTTCACTTTTAGTATATACATCAGACTTATTTGCTTTAGTACCTAATTGATTAGTTATAGTAGTAGCAAAGTTAGGATCGTCACCTAATGCAGCTGCTATTTCATCTAATGTATTTAAAGTTTCAGGAGCAGAGGCAACTAATCTGGCACATTCGGCTTGTGCTATTTCGATAGCCTTAGCATCTGTTTCTAATTTAGTATAAGCATCATTAATACCATAACCTGCCAATGTAGTAGACTTATTTGCTTTACCGTTTAGGTTATTGGTTAACTTCTGTTCAGCTTGTTTAGCTCTATTTACCTCATCTGCAATTTCCTATTTCAGTTTCTTTATTTCTACACTCTAATCAGTATTAGTAAAGTAATTAACCGGTAACCAGTCATTGCCTGTATAACTTTTAATTACATTACCATTAGCATCAGTAGATAAGTCAATCCAATAAGTTACTTCCATAGGATTGGGAGCATAAAAAGATGCTACGAAGTTAGGGTTCTCTTGTTTTATCATAAGTTTTATTAAATTAAAGTTATAAAATATTTAGCAATAGACCCCAATACAATAGATGAAATTCCAATTGCTAAGTCTTTCTTATTCCATTTACCATTATAGTAATGACATCTATCACTATTCTCTTTAACAAATAGCATTAGCAATGATGTACTACTATTAAGTAATAATGCAGTAGTGAAATATACTACTGCACCAAATATATTATTCTTTATAGAATTCTTCACTATACCACATTTGTAAATTTAATAGTACCTGCAAAGTTAGCTACTTCTTCCATATTTAAGAAGTCTAATTTAACTGCACCAGATACATTATAGGTCTATATCAGGTTCTTGCTGCTTAGAACACATCATATTGTTCTTTACCCAAGATATTTCATATTCAGTAAGAGTACGATTAAATAGAAGAATATCACCGTGACAACCAATAAAACATTGATTTTCTAAACTATCTTTAGTACTTCCAATAACTAACCTATCATCATTATCATACTGATCACTATGATAATTAATAACATTACCGTTATATGAAGTTTTAGTTTGATAACTTACATTAGTTTCTTCAAGTTTTATAGAAGTTTCAGCAGCAAAAGATTTAGCAGAAAAATTATTTCCATTACTTG